AAATAAAAATTCTTAAGGGGAAGGGTAGATAATTTATGTAGTGTAATGAAGATGAGTGTATACGAATCTGAATGAAACGGAATAAATTATCTGGGTTGGGGTTCCAATACAGAGAGGAGTGAATGAGTAATATACGGATTGAGTATAGTACGAATGAACGACATCCTTCCACCGAAAAATAAAGTATAGTATATAAGGGGCGAAGCCCCTTATATACAGTGAAAAAATTGAACAGAGACATATACTACAAAAATATAATAATATATTACATTAAACATTACACTAAAGAGATAGAGATAATGGAGAGATGAGATAACCTTATCTCTCTTATTTTTGTTGTTATATAGAGATGAAAAGAGATATACTGTATACGTATAGTACTAAGTAGAGATAAGAGAGATGGTATACTTAGTAAAGAGAAAGATTAATCAGAGTACTGAATAAAGAATAGATACACTATACTCAGATAAAGAGAAAAGAGAGTATAAGTATAGAGAAATTCGTATTCGGGAATTTTTTTGGAGAAAATTGAAAGATGACGTATTGGATTACAGAAGGACCGAATAACATGGGGGCAAATGCTTCGACCAATGGTTATACGGTATTACCAGGTGGAACCATTATGCAATGGGGGAGATTACCGGGTAACCATGATGGGGCGTGGCATAATTTTCCTACACCGTTTCCTAACGTGTGCTATAATGTCGTGGTGACACCACATGCAAGTGCAATGAACAATGACTATGAGAACCCGCATATCGGCGAGATACGACGAGATATGTTTTGGGCTAAGGCAAAATATGATCACCAGTTAAATAACGCAACCTTTATCGCATTTGGTCGATAAGATAGAAGGATATCTTTAAGATGACGTATTGGATAGAAAATGCACCGGGGAATCTAGAACCTCGTACTGCAGAAAATGGATTTAGTATACTACCAGGTGGGATGATGATCCAATGGGGTGGTATACCAAATGAATATGGGGGTGGATGGCATAATTTCCATACACCATTCCCAAATGAATGTTTTATGGTGTTAGTCAACCAAGCAGATGTTTCAGGGGACTTTGAGAACGTACGGGTAGATCATATCGAAAGAACTCGTTTTAGTGCTTGGGGTAAACATGCTTGGCATGCTAACGGCGGGCAATATATCGCCATAGGGAGATAACAGATGACTTATTGGATAACAGAAGCCCCCGGTACGAGTGATACGCAAGGCGGTGAGAATGGGTATAGTATCTTACCAGGTGGTGCAATCATCATGTGGGGAACCTTTACAGGGGATGGAGATAAAGTAAATTTCCATCGCGCATTCCCGAATAACTGTTTTGCAGTAAACTTTACAGGTACTTCAGGTCAGCGGGTAAACCCTAAGATCGCGAGTAAAGATCGTTTTGGATTTGTGGTGCACCATCGTGAAAGTAGACGAAGTGGTTTTGGTCGACATGCAACGACCACCGGCTATGAAGCAATCCACTACGTAGCTGTAGGTAACTAAGGTTCTAAGAGATACATCTTTTTGGTGTATCTCTGCCTTATGTCCCTTCCAATGCCATGTGTCTATATTTAAAGAGATAGAATATGAGTTTTAGTAATTTAAAAGAGATCTTCGATTATTACTGTGAGACGGAGATCAATCGTAAGCTCCTTGAGAGCTTAACGAAATGGCGTAATCGTTTTTACAGCCGTAATAGTGAACATGTGGGATTTTTCTCTACGGCATCATTTGGGTTATACATCCCAAAATGGATGAGTAGTGATGATGATGTTTGGTTAAATGAGATCTTAGGGATCGATGAAGATGAAGTTTCCGATTTCGTTTATGCGTTACCGACGATCAATAAAGACTTTAAAGTCAGTAGTAACATCCTAAGTATCGGGATGGTGTATCTGATGCATCGTGCCCATACTTCTAAAAACTTAAGTCAAAAAGAACGTGATGGATTAAAATTGGTGATCATGGAGATCATGGTCGCGCGTTATTTGACCTCTGTGATGAATAATTACTTCTCTCGAGGTAAAACCTCACCTGAGATCAGTACCGAGGTCTATGAGCGTTTAACGCGTCGATTTGATCTTAAAGTAGCCGGTAGCTGGAAGAACTGGATCGAAATGAAGTCCGAGTTATTTGTTATCGGTGATGATCAACGTGCTGATGCAAAATATGCGAAGCAAGAAGTCTTTGATACCTTTGATGATGAATTGGTAGTACGTAAGCTTAATAGTGTGAAATCTCAGATCAACAAATCGATCGTCGAGATCAATGCGGTATTTAGACAGGTATTAGATGATCAAGAGAAAGTGATTTCTACCTCAGCGTTAAGTATGAGTGTGGATGGATTATATCTTGGTGATTTAGTCAGACAACAAAGTCAGTTCTTACACTACCAAGATAAGATCTTCACTGATGAGAATAGTTTCATTAAAGAAGATCTTCTCTATGTGATTGAATCTTCCATGCCAACGTTAGTAAAAAGTACGTTCCGTGAAACCCTAAGCTTTATGGTGCGTAATCAAACTGTACCGAAATGGAAAAATAAAATCTTAGATGCCCGTCATGATGTCATGATCTACAGTCTTGCTTTAATCCAATCAGAAGGATTAAAAACCAATGACCTTGTTCAGATCGCGTATCGTTTACGTCAAAACTTGTTATCAGGTAAAGCTAACGATAAAACGTTATTGTCAGTACGTAAACTGGTAGACGGATTTATCTATGAAGTCAAACCAAAACTAAAAGGTAAACTCGTTTCTTTAGAACGTTCAGGGGTGATGTTGTATATTATTCTTCGTACTCTTGCGATGAACTATTATAAATCTTAAGAAATAAAAGTTTATTTTATTTTGTACTATTATGTGGAAACATGATAACTCCTATGGGTCACTGGCAGGTGACTTTATCATACGCCCACAGTTTTCTAAAAAGATCAGCCGGAGGTAAGTATTTTCTTACCTCCTTGCTTGATTATATGAAATGAATTTGATTGACAGATCAGTCAGGTATTCTTGATAAGAAACTAATGATTCAGTTACGCTATCCATATGGATTCTTCATTGGAATCCTCCTTATGAAAGTTAAAGTTGAAAATAGAAAGGCCTGAATACCTAGTAAGTACAACGAAAGTGGTTTGTGCTCTGTTTCTCACGTTTTCTTAAGACGTTGTAGACTTTTCTGTCAATCGCCCTCTTTGGTTATGGGGATAAGATTTTTTGGTTCGGTTGCACGCGGATCTTCTGCATCCTAGCATAGAACGGTTCTCTTTGTTATTAATAATACGTCTTTCCCTATAACCAAACCCTTTTCGTTCTGAATGGCATATGGGTTTGCTAGCATCTTCCCTTTTACAGTATCTCAGCCTAATGATGGTACCATGTTTCATGGTTTTTCCTTTATCTCCATAAGTCCTCTGGCTTGGGTAGCTGTTCAGAACGAAACCTAAGTCTACCCTGGTGACAACAATCAGCAAAATCATCGACATCTACCATCTATTAAAAATTGTTTATCTCATGACACCACTTGTACCTTCTTCGGCGTGTAAGATAAATCTAAGCTCCGTATGGTAATGTTACATTCGTCTCACCAGGGTGACACCCTTATCCTATAATAACAATACTACTTGATTAACATTCTAAATTCCCTGGGCATCTTTATGATGCCCTTCTTTTTTGTCGTCATTTCTTTTTTATATGAATTCTTACTAAGATGAGAGATAAAATGTCCTAGAGACGGTGACTAGGATAAGAACTGGTTTCAAATGAAACTTTTATTTGCAAACTAAGTGAAGATGAAAGAAATAATTCCTGTTTAATAGTTACATTAATCTATAGTCGTGTTTAATCCGTCTTAATCACGCCGTGTAGCGTTATCTTAGTGTAACCTATACGATTCATCGTCTAAAGTGAGATTGTCGTCCTATGCTTGTTATATTGCGTTCTCTGATATCGAGTAACGAGGTCACGGCCGTGAAAGTATTAGAAGTGTATCTCAAGATATATAGTAATCTTCAATTAAACGATGAGACAACAAAAATAGAGGCATCCCTTGGGATGCCTCTTATTCTGTCCGTTATATTACTATAACGTATCACTAAGCTTAGCCAGCTGCTACACCCATGGTAGTAGAGCGTTCTTGTTGCGCTTTATCAGTCGCAAAGTTAGCTTTCATCTTAGTGGTATGCTCAGTACGAGCCATTTTGTAGTTTTGTTGCATGATACCAGTGCTATCAGCTGATGCTAAATCATCATAAACTTTGATTTCGCCTGCTTTCACGATATCTTCATAGGTGTCACCTAAGTATGCACGACGGTCTACTGAAGCCATACCACGGATTTCAAGAGATTGTAAGATGTTATTTGCAAGTACTTTCGTACCGCTGTTAATTTCTTGAAGACAAGTAAATTTAACAGTAACCTCTTGAGTCTCACGACCTGCAGTTTTATCCATTTCACCCACACGATCACCAGCGTTATCTGGCATCATGTTAGTACACAACCATGCATTTACTGCATAGGTACAGGTTGGATCTGGTTCGATGTAGATACAAGTAGCTGCGATGTTTTCAGGCATTAAGCTGTAAGCATTGAATGCAGCTGATTTACGGTTGTTAGTTTCAGTGATGTATTTTTGAGTGGTTACAACACCAGGGATTTGAGTAATTGGATCACCCATACCCATAACAATCCAAGTTTCAAAGAATAAACTGATACCACGACCGATTACATCATCCCAAGTATGAGTTGGTTCTGATTTTTCACGGGTAGTACGAGAGAATACATCGAATACTTCGTTTGCACCTACGTTAGTTTGAACGTATTCGGCTTTGATAGAAGAATCCAAACCAGAGATTTTCTTCGATTTGTTTTCCATCAATGCTTTAAACGCACGAACCATTGATTTACCGTTATCGTTACCGATGTATTTGAAGAACAATGGTACTTCAAGTACGAAACAGAGAACGTTATTACGGGTGTATGGTGTATTGGCATTCAATACACGGAAGTCGGTACTAAGACCATTCTGACCATCCACGTCAAGACGTGCAACAACATCAGAAACACCGTTAGCAAGACCAACTTTATTTTTAAGAACTGAGTCTTTTGCGATGAGAACTCGTCCATTACGTAAAGTACCACTAGGCATTTGTCAAGTCCTCCATGCGTTTTGCAACCACGAATGATTTATTCAAGGTACGCATATTTGGACCGTAGAGATCTACTTTACATGTCCAGCTGTAGCCTTGAGCTTGGTCTTTCGTGTCTTTGTAAGTTTGTGGAACAACCACAACACGGTCATCATAACGACCACGTACACGGTCACGGATCATGGTGTCAGATAACTCCATGAAATCTTCATCAGTTAGTTTACTGTTACCCGTTAACTCTGCCCATACTTGGAAACAAATATAGTCGATATCGCAGATGATTTGCATTGTGATATCAGAAGTTAAGATAGAGGTATCGTTTTTGTAAACGGTTTTCAGACCAGGACAGAATACTACACGGTCAGATTTGTTGATGAAGTATGATACACCGTTATCCCAAGAACGAATACGAGATTCAACAGGGATATAAGCATTCGTTACTTCTTTACCTTCCAATACGTGGTTGTATGGAGGCGCATCATAACCATAACCAGCAAGCATACCACCAGGTTGACCCATGTATTGCGCACGCATACGTGCTACTTCATACGTCATTGGAACGTATTTTTTATAACGTGGGTTATTGATGAGTTTCATCGCTTGTGGGATAATCACAGCACGCATTGCACCTGTACCGAATAGTTCAGATTCTACGTAGTTACGTGCTTTAGAGACAAGGTTTGCACCGATTGATTCTTCTGCATCCACAGCTGGCGCTTGGTTAGGGTTGTTGATGAAGTCACAAGTACTCATCGTTAAGTTAGCTTCTTGACGTACACCAAGTACTTTATAAAGACTCACTTTAGTTTCAGTAGAATAACCCACGTCGTATACTTGACGGAATGGATATTTACCTTGGTCTCTCCAAGTAGTCGGGTGTAATTCATTACCGGTTGCCATGGTATCAAAGATTTCTTTAACTAATGCGTCAAAGTTCTTGTTATTCATAGTACCATCGCCACCACCTGCTAACCAGAAGGTTTTACCACTGTCCATAGAGATCGCATCATTGCTATCTAATTCACGTTGTACGTAAATGGCATTGTAAGGACGGTTGGTGTGGTCACGACCAGTAAAGAAGTTGATAAGATGTTTACCATCTTCAACACCTTCAGTTGTGCTTAACGCCGTATTGTTGGTTTGTGCTTCAACTTTATACATTTCACCTAGAACTTCTTCTAAGTTTTCACGATATAAATGGAAGCTACCGATATCACCATAAGTAGCTGGTTTACCGCCACGAGTATCGAAGTCTTGATAGCTATCTAAGAAAATTTCTTCGAAGTCGATAGAAGCATTACCGGCATTGATATCAAATGCGCCTTCTTTGAATGAACAAAGAACCGCGTTACCGCCAGTTTGAGTTTTAACAACAACACCATCAGCACGTTCATTTTGACGTGTTAATACTTGGATGTTGTATAGATAAGCTTTTTGATCTAACAATGTGCTTACTTGAGCATTAGTCAAGCCACCACGTTTGTTAGGTGCACTGAAACGAAGACCGATGTTGTTACCAGATTTACCTTTCCATTGTGCTTTGAATTCAAAGATTGGAGAGATTTTAGATTGGCTTGTTGCATCATCACGTACTTGTAATGTACCAGTACGAGTTTCTAATGTGCCAAGTTTACCATCTGATGGCATTGCGATAACGCGCCATCTTGCAAGGATACCTTCGATCGGTTCTTCAGTACTTAATACGATTTTGTTGTTCGCATCCACTTCGTGTTCACCAGAAACAGTACGAACTGTTTTACGGAACTGAGGTGATTTAACCCATTCGATCGCTAAACAAATACGTGCTTCTGCTGGCATGTCTTTTGGATGAAGACGTTGTACCATCATTGGGTTGCCGTATTCTTTAAATAGGTTAGCAAAAGGCGTTGCTAAAGTACCATATGGACTCTTTTCGTCAAAGATCTCTTCCCCGAATAAAGCTACCGCAGAAGAAGCAGAGCTAATTACTGCATTGAATGGACCTTTACTTGCATAAGTAAATACCACTGGTAAATGCATCGGGATCTCTGGTGCAACGTAAGGAACAGCACGGATGGATTCATCCTTCGTACCCGGATACCAAATCAGCGGGGTACTATTGTGCGGCTCAAATGTAGCCATAACCATAGAGAAACTCCTCTTTATTTATTGGTTACTAATATATTAGTTTTATTATCTCACCCAGTACTAGATGGAGATAACCGTTATTGCTCTTGAGCTATCAAAGTAAAATAAAGTAGGGTGACTAGAATTCCTACAGTTCCCACTATTAATAAACTCCTTAATTAAGAAATTTATGTCGTTTTATACCCCAGACATAAGGGGTCTACCCTCGGTCTTTCGCTTATGAAATGGCTTAAGATCTAGGGTGGGTCGATTTTACGACATATGATACGAACTCTGTAAACATTTACACCTAGACGTAGGTGGTTAAAGTTATAGAGTAATCAACTATAAACCACATTTAGCTAAATGAGTATATAAAAGATGAACATGAAAAGTCCATATGAGACCATGGTTCTGCGTCGATCTAATATCAGTAAGCTCGAGCAGAAATTAAAAGAAATGGTAATCACGAAGCAAGTGAAGTCGATTGACCAAGAAGGGAAATATGATTTCGACACCTATCGTATTTTAGGTGTAGCAGGTGAAGTAGAGATTCCTTATTTCTATCAACCAATTATTATCGAATTACCAGAACAAAAACCTACTATCGTCGTTGACTTCCGTGCTTATGCTGGAGTAAAATTAGAAAACGATATCATCCATCGCAATAGAACAAATGAAACCACCAACTTCATTATGGTGTATGCCATTGCAATGGGTGAGTGGATGAAAGATGCGGATTCATTGATCTTAACGCAAGATCTACCGATTAATACCTACGGTGCATTGGTTGCTGAAACGGTAGCACGTCGTTTAGGATTAGATCCAGAATCAACTTTACGTTTGATGGCAGCATTTCAATTGTTCTATGCGACTCGCACAGTAAAAGATATCCAAAATATCAAACCAGAAGAACTTGCTTCTATTGCAACGATTCTATCTCGTAAGATGAAAGTGGATATCGGTACGCACATGCAAATCGTTGAGATGTTAGATGCATCTGACCTTAAAGATATCGATTCATTCATGAAGAAAATCCGTGAGCTTGCTTGGTCACCTCGTTTATCAAAATTAACAGTGGGTGATTTAACGATTATGCTTGCAGGTGGTTGGATCTCTCAAGGTAATCCAAAAGAAACCATGGCTGTGGCAATTGAATTCCCGCCAGCTTGGCTTGCCATTAACTTCACTTGTGCGAAGAATAAGTTCTATCAAAAATTACCATTAGGTCAAATCATGAAACGTTTAGATCGTAATGGTGCATTAGGAACTTTCGTAAGTAGTAATACCGCGAAATACTTCGGTCCAGTTTACGAATAATTTTATTTAATAAGGAAAACAGAAAACATGGCTGTGATTAGTCCTTATTATCAAGAATATCTGATCCAACATGCCGCTAAGCTTGTTTGGTGTAGCCCTTATGAAGATGAGCAATATATCATCGAGGCTGCCCAGCTTACTGATGCAAATGGGGATATTATTGATACCATGGTGTTTGAGCGTTTACTGACGCTTCCAAATAACACCGACCGTTTCCACATGTATATGATCGGTGGGAACTATCCAGATGAGTTTAACTTGTCTATATATAAAGAAAGATGGATACCAATTACAGAATGGTGCTTAGAAGCTGACTTCCTTGTTCGTATTTATAATGATGCGGGTATTTTAGTTCCACTTTGTAATGTCTTCTATTTCTTAGAAGAAGATGGAACCATTTTATTTGCGATCCGTGAGGATGGTGATCTTGGAATTAAGTTTGGTGTTGAACCAATCTATTTCCACTTTAGAAGCAGTCACTTCTGGAAAACAAATAACCAGACTGAACGAACCAAACGTGTTTACGTCGATAGTCGTATTTATAAGAAAGGAACAGACTTAAGTGATATGGTTAATGCTTATAACGATCGTTATGAGAAAGATTACCATAACCCACTTATTTTCACTAACGGTAGACCATCCAATAAAATCATGGGTAATAACTACGGTGATTACGTTGAAATGTCAGATGATGGCTCTGTTACACATGTCGAATATCACTCAGTAAAATCATTACGTTCATTCCATTCGGATTTGGATAAATGTAATAAATATCTTCTGATGTTAAAACACGTACAAGATAAAAGAAAGATCCATTATCGTGATGATATCGAGATCTTCCCGATCTACGTACCGAGACTTCAAATCGTCAACTACATGAAGCTGTATCCAGAAGCAACACTAGCTGATGCCATTGAACATGCTGAATTTGAAATGGGTAACTATTATCACCGTAACCGTGAAGACAGTTTACGTATGGTGACCCATCAGGCTTATTCACTTCCTGTTGATTACCTTCTCTCTATGCTGACAACCATGCAAGAGAAAATCGATATCGATAACTGGTATTTAAAAGTGGTAGTACATGAGTCAGGATTAGATCGTAATCTCATTGCAGAACGTCATCATGTCATGGAGTTATATCAACTTGATTATGAGAAACGTTTAGATGCGATGACAGATACCGCATCCAATATCGATGTATGGAAAGCCAGCGAACTTGAGAAATCAGATTACAACTATCTGATGCGTTGCTTTAGACACGAACTCACTGCAGGGCGTGTCCTTGATGCTTATGGGTATGATCAAGCATCATTAGCACTTGCGAATCCAAACGTATCGATCACGAAAGATCCGAATAAGAACTACTTCATTATTCCAGTTGGATTGATGGAAAGTTGTACGGTTTATGAATATGATAGAGATGGATTACTATTAGGTTGGTACTATAGTACCGATACCATGAAGTATTATCCAGTTAATGAAGGGACAATTTACATTGAGGCGATCTCAGGTAAAGGTTCTCATGAGATCTCATTATATAAAGATGTTGGTATTGGTGATAAAGTCAACGTGACAACAAACGCTGTATCTAACTACCGTTTATACCGAATCGCAAAAGTACTCGGTTTAAATAATGTAATAACTTACCAAGGTGGTTATATAGATGTCACGAATGTGGCGACGAATTTCGTTCAACGTGATAATGGATTTTCGTTTACTAACTCTGATCCAACTAACGTTCGTTATGATGTCGTTGGTGATGATAAGTTCCTTTGTCGTGATCTTATCTTAGTACCGGCATCGGATGGTGTGGTAGACTTTACCCTTGTTTATGGTGAGAACAATGAAATCCTTGATATCGCACCAGCTAAGATTGCGGTGTGGTTAAATGGAAAATCCCTCATTGAAAATATCGATTATCGTGTTGATTTCCCACGTGTCATTATCTTCTCAAAACAATATCTGAAAGGAATGACCGAACACAACGAGCTTCATATCACTTATCGTGCATTAGGTTTTAGTCGTGATGGTAAAACCGTTGATAAACCACGTGAAGTAGGTTACGTTATCGATGGTAAACTTTCCGTTGATTATCATTATGACTTACACCAAAACCGCATCTCTCGTGTGACAATTGGTGGCGGTATTTATAATCCACATCTCTTGAAATTCGATGATCAATACGGTGAAGCAAAAGTGAAAGTACCAGATGGTACCCCATACTCAATCGATGATCATTATATTGCATTACGTGGTTATGCGGGCTATCGTCAGATCTATCGTTTCCAAGAATCTGATAGACGAAACACGATTGATATCATCAATTATTTATCAACCAGACTACAACGTGAGAAATTACCAAAACATGTTGTGGTAAATGGGAAATATGAATTGTACTCACCTTTCATGTCTGCAATTATTACGCACGTATTAGCAAACGAGAGAAAATATATCGAGTTTGATTATCACAATAAAGCGAAAGTTGCGAGATTGATTAGTAAGTTTAAGTTCTTATTAAACAGCGACCCATGTGTTAAAGGTTACGATGAAGACTTTGCTATCGTTGACCCAAGACCGTTTGACCAAGCTCAGCCTACTGTAGTACATCATCGTATCTACGCATTGTTTGAGCATATCAATCAAACTTACTTAAATAATAAGGTAAGATTGAATGGTTGGTTTAAGGTAACACGTACTCGTCGAAACGTAACAGAATAAAAGGATAGGATAAGATGGAGTTAAATGAACTCAATCAAGCTACTCCAGACGTCACGTCTATAGACCGCAACGAAAAACGCGGGTGGCGTCAATGGAATATGAATCAGATCTATATGGGTCAAGATTCGAAAGGATTATACGTACCGAACGTCGGTGATATCGTTGAAGATATCCGTGGTGGTATCATCCGTTTTAAAGAAGTGGTGAGTGTGGATGAATCTACACTTATCCCAACATTTGCAAACTTAACGTTTGCAAAAGAAGATGAAGGTGAACTCAACCAGTTTAGAGGGGTGGGTCCAGGTTATCAATCTGAAACCTGGCGTATCTTCTACGATAAGAGTGTTATTCCGCATACACTGATGGTCGATGTGAACTTACATCAATATGGCACCGATACGGCTTATATGAAGTTATTTAAAGGTCGTGATACTTCATCAACTGGTAAAGTGATTTCTCAGTATCGTAATAACAACCTTGATAACTACTCTGAGAACGTACCACTTGTTACAATTGGTAGTCGTTTTGATGATAGCAATGCGATCAAGCGTCCATTAGTTTGCCATACGACTGAACACCTTGAAATCGGTGAAGTGGTGACAGCAGTAACTTATTCTGCGTCTGGTAAAGCATGTAGTGAAAATACGTTTATCGTAGCCAATGCAGCAAACGTACGTGCTTTAGATGCAGCAACCGCTTACGTAACCGGTATTGAGTTAATCAGTCCGTTTATTTCATCATCTGATGATCGTCTAGTTGAATTCCCATCTAACATCCAACGTGATGGTTTATTCACAATGGCGAAAGTTTACTACAGTGATGGTAGCGATCGTGTATTGTCGATCGATGGTGGACGTTTCTCTATCTTAGGTTTAGATCATTATATCTCAACCTTACGTGGTGAAACAAACTCATTCGGGTTACGTTATCAATTAGCTGATAATGAACTGGCATGGAATGCTTCTATCGGTGCAGATCGTCACATCACCGAAATCTATCGTTACCGTACATTAGAGGTAGATGGTAGTTACTCAGTGAACTTAGTGGCAATCCCACGTTGGGCAAATGCAGCTGCGGGTTACGAATTGGAATACTGGTTATTTAACCTTGACCGCGATATCGTATTGAACGTAACGGATTACATCGAACCAGGTGCAAATACTGAAATGTTTAATGGTAAGAAATTCGGTACCGTTCAGCATATCTCTGTTGCATTAGAGTTATCTAAACTTAATATCGGTTTAAATAGCTACCGTCATGTTCAAAACTTCCAAATCGGTTTATCCGGTAATCCACTGAACTACGATGTACCGTACTTAATTCAATACCACGTATCACAAACTCCTGGTTATGGTGCAAACACTAAACTCAAAATGACACGTCGTGAACGTGCTGATGAGATTGGTATTAACTTAAACGGTTATCTTGACTTCCGTTCATTAGATCTCTTCTTAGAAGGAACCTACTATCAAACTAAACCATTGTTTGATGAGAACGTTGAAGCTAAGGCACCAGTACCGACTCACTTTAGTGTAACTACACCAGATGGTACATCAGTGGAATTTGAGATCAGTAAATGGAACCAAGAAATTGCTATTCCGAATAACCCTCAATTCCCAATGGTAGAAGGTAGTACATTAACAATCGAATGGTTACGTAAATTATCTCCAACTGAAACGCAACATCTTTCAGTGACACCGATGATTTTACGTTACTAATAAGGTAATAATAAAATGATACTTTATCAAGAAGACTGGTTACGTTATCCTGGTGCGATAGCGGATTTCCAGACGACGAACACGTCGTTCATTCGATTCTGTAATCTCCTTAAAAAGCAAGGGATAAATAACTGCTTGTTTCCACTCGCACTTTTTGATAAACGTCTCGTAGGGGTCGATCCGTTCGACCCCAAATTACCTGCTGAACTTTGTACGGCAGTGATCATTGAGTGTAAACGGAATCCTTGGTATTGGTTACGTGAGGTCGCAAGACTTCCTGCAACTGGTACTGATGGTATCCGAGTGCAAGCAAACCGTTCAATCATCGCCATGTGGTGGTGCCTACTGAATTGCTTCTCGACCTATGCAATCCAACCACGTCAGACAGGTAAATCTGTTGGTGCGGACTTGTTCCATGTGTATAACGTGATGGTGTATGGGTATAAGACGCAAGGATTACTGATTACTAAAGATAGACCCTTGGTAGTAAAGAATACGGAACGTCTTAAAGCAATTCGTGGGATGTTACCTTCCTACATGTGGATCAAAACACGTAAGGATAAAGATATCGAGGATTACATCAACTACGCTCAGGAGATGAATACTCTAAACTTAATCCCAGCTCAGAATGACCCACAATCGGCAATCAACGCAGCGCGTGGTTATACTATCGAACGACTCCATGTGGATGAGATCGCTTTCGTAAAATACAACTGGGTGATGTTACCTGCTGTATCCTCAGCGATGGATGCGGCGATTAACAACGCCAAAGCAGCAGGTATGCTTTACGGAAGACTTTATACAACCACAGCAGGTGACTTGTCAACCAAACAAGGCAAATATGCTTACGATTTATTTGTGAGTGGCTGTCCTTGGTCGGAAGGACTTTACGATAAGCAGAACCACGAGGAAGCATTGAAATTTATCAACTTCCAAACGGGGCTACCTGTTCCATTAGTGAGTATGCAATTCTCTCATCGAATGCTCGGTATTTCAGATGAAGAGTTCTACGCTCGTATCATGTCTGCGCCATCTACGGATGAAGATATCAATAAAGATTACTTCTTAATCTGGGGTAAAGGCGGTAAAGATAACATCATCCCGAAAGCGATATTAGCTGATATGGATAAATCTATCCGTATGGCGAAATATAACGAGATGACTTCAACAGGTTACGTAATCCGTTGGTATATTGATCAGGAAGAGATTCCTCAGTATATGGCAACCCATAAATGCATCTTGGGTGTCGATACTTCAGAACAGATCGGTCGAGATAGTACTGCGTTAGTATTGATTAATGTAACAGACTTATCTATTGTTGCTACCGTATCGATTCGCCAAGGTTCAATTTTAACCTCAGCGAAATGGCTAGCTGATTTCATGAGTAAATATGAAAATGTGACACTCATCATCGAGAAGAAATCGTCTGCTCAAACATTCATCGATACGATCTTGTTAACATTTACCCATGCTGGTATCAATCCGTTTAAACGTATCTTCAATCGTATTATTGATAACAAGTTACTGAAGCCGGATCTTTATATGATCCTTCAGCGTAACAAGATGCCATCTAAAGATGATATCGAACAATGTCGTCAATACTTCGGTTTCAATACTTCCGAGAAGACCCGTACGCATCTTTATTCTAAAGTATTAGATGAAGCAGCAAAACAATCCCGTCATGTGATGCGAGATCAGTTCCTAGTGAACCAACTTGCTCAATTGAAAGTGGACGACTCAGGTCGTGTTGACCACAGTGCAGATGGACATGATGACTCGTGTATCGCTTGGTTACTTGCTAACTGGTTACTTCGCTATGGTAAGAATATCGATTTCTACGGAATCGACTCAAGACGTGCCATGATTAATGTCACCCAAGATGGTAAACAACTTTGTGAAGATGATTTCGTTGAATTAGAGCGCATAGAGAAGCTTAAACAAGAAGCCGATGAATTAGTTGAGGAATTCTCTAAAACTTCTCACGCAGCCCTTAGAATGCGAATTAGCCAGCGTTTAAATGTGATCAATAAACAACTGGATGGATATGGTATCGAAACAAGGACGGTAGACTCGTTTGTTCGTAAAGAAGAAGATGATAAACGTATTGATGTACGTAAACGTCGCTTTGGTATGATGACAGGTGTAACACGTTCCCCATATGGAAACCATTGATTATTTTATGTATATATTGCATTATACAATCGTTCAGTTTTTTTTTTGATGAGACATTGAACACCTTTTGTAAATTTTGTTAGTTGTTACAGAGTGAGGCATCTTAGGATGCCTCTACTTTTGTCCGAAAAAAAAAAGAAACAGACAAAAGTAGAGGCTACCGAAGTAGCCTCATTGATATTACTAGATCATTTTACCCCAGGTAATCATGATACTGCTGGCGTTGTTGATGAATTCAAAATCATAACCTGCCTGTCTGAGGTACCATTGGATGTTAGGGTCAGTGATACGACACGGCATCATATCGGTACCTCTATAAGTGTTAGTTAATTCAGCCTCTATGATGATAACACTATCGTGGCTAGGTACGCTTTTACGTATTTTGTCTGCAATGAAATGCAGAGCATGTTCAACTCTACGTTTAGCTTGTGGTCTAATCACATCGCCACGTCTTGGCAGAATTGTTTCCAGTTCATCTGCCCCTGTTATTTTTAATCCGTATCTTTCCATCTTTTCCTCCTAATGATAAATAAATGTTTTAACTTCACCACCGGTGAGTTCGTCGTGCTTCATTGCGAGTTTGACTAATTCCTCTGGTGTATGATTACAGGCTACTTCTGCAATTGAGATTCGATAAACGATTTCATCAGTAAAACGTTGAGCACCTGAACCCATTACGATAGCAAGCTGATCGTTGTTTGGATAGTAACATTCATCACAACAATTTTCTTTACTACTATTAATTCCCCAAGTATAACAACCTTTCTTGGTGATAAACATGAGCTCTACTAGAGCACCAAACGCCTGTTCATAAGTAATGGTACCATCTTCCGCATCACGAATCATTCTGGTGTTATAACGATACCAGAATTCATTGAGGCTCTCATTTGTACCATCAATCCAGTTCTTAAAATCAGCAAAAGCCAGCATATTACCTACACCTGCAATTGCAACAACTTCATTATCGGTATCGTCTTCATGTAGACGAAATTGTTGTTCTTTATCTAAGATGATAAACTTCCCATCCTGGTGAAGACTCATAACTCCACCATTGATAAGTTCTAACGTACGAAGTAGGATACCACGATCTACTTCATCTGTTTCTGGATTATTAAGCAACCCATCGATTATGTCACCAGAAGCTGCTAAATTCTCCTGGTTCAATGTTAACTTAGTATCGGTAGCTAATGTACCATTTTTGTAAACTATAGTTGTCATAGTGAACCCCCTATTAGATTCTTACTATGTTGGTTAATATAATGTAGCAGTGGTGGCTCCATCCGCCAACCACTGCTACCATGGGTTTACCAGCCGTAAAGCTGGCGGAATACGTTGTCGGCTAGTTTATATTCTGACCAACAACGTTGATATTCGAACTCCGAGAAGTCATCGCGGCATAACGCATCGATGTACTTCTCACTGTCCTTAAACCATTTCCAATAGAAATTGTTAGGATTGAGAGAACGAATATATGTTATGAGAACAAATGCTCGATTAAAATCGATCATAGTGGACTCCTTATTTGGATGTTTACTATCAGGAGGGTCACGGTCAGGTGACCCTCCGCCTATGTCGTAACTTCAATTCCGATGCAGGTTCTCTTTGTAAGATAACGAGATCTATGCCCACTATCTCAAAATAATAATATATACTTATAAAAACGATAGAACAACAAAAATAAGAGGCTACCGAAGTAGCCTCATCATTTTAAATTAATAAGCTTAAGCTTTTACTGAAGTACGAACAGGACCTGTTGTCATGTTCTCAGTCATCTTCTGCTTTGGATTAGCAGGAGAGTTCTGACTACGTTCAGCTTCCTCTCGCTGTCTTGGCGTCATATTACTATCACCACTTACAGCACCACCATTCGCTTGGATTGCTTGTAACACCTGAACTAACGTATCGTTATTAATACCCTGAAGTTCTACTTGTTGTTTAAGTAGATCTGTCATGAGTTTATTGCCCTCTGCAGAGCCCTCTACGAAGGCTTGTTTAAGACTGCTTACGATATTATCAGATGGACTAGAAATCGCAGGAGCGCTTGATGTAGGCGTCATACTGAACGTATCTGTTCCAGTGGGTTGAGTTGCAGTATCACCAGTAGCAGCACTACCATCAACTGATGGTACTGGAGTACCAGTTGGTGTAGCTGTACCCATCTGTGAACGCAATGCATTCAGCTCGGGAGCAATACTACTTCCAACACTTGGTATTACTGAAGTATCACTACCTAATTGTTGAGCAACATCTGCAGCTGGATTTGCTGGAGCAAGTTGCGTACTACCCTGACCTGTTACAGCCGCTAAAGCAGACTCACTACTATTACCACCTTTCTCAACGCTTGGACCACGTGTATCGGCACGAGCATCATTTCCACTGTTATAAACATTCATATCCCCTTTATATTCAGGAATATCGTAAACAGGTTGAACACCCGTTGGTAAGATATAACCTACCACGTCATTGGTTGGGAATCCTGACACTTTAACCATGTTACCTTGGTTACCACCAAGTACGGCTAACTTACCTGATTTCATCCCGACAACGAAACCAACGTGACCACCACCTGTTTTCCATTTGAATACAACAAGTGCACCATAAACAGGTTTATTGAAACGTTGACCACCACTCCAGTCTAACCAAGATTGTGATGAAGCACTATTGGTACCACGCATACCAGCCTGAGTAATAACCCAGTTAGCAAACGCACTACACCAAGGTAATTCATCCGTTACCCCTTTCATGCTACAAGTTGCAAAGTATTCAAGAATGCGAGGATTATGAGAAGAACCTTCTTGTTCTTTCACCCCGATTTCTTTACTTGCAATTTGAATCCATTTATATTCAGCAGGCGAAACACTCGTACTATTAACTGGACCGCCCAATGAAGTTGGGATGGCTTGGTTAATTTGTTGAGTTTGGCCAGGTTGCGTTTGTAATGGTGCATAAGTTTGACCATTGCCACCCGTACTGTTTACGTTCTCATACTGCGCAGGGTTAAAGACTTTACCACCTAAGATACTATCTTCATACTGAGCAGGATTGAAGTTCGGAGAAGCTGTTTTAGCACCCACTGGCGGGATTTGCGTGTTCAATACTGAGCTTGCAATATTCGCACCTGTCTGAGCACCCGCTATACCAGGAACATTGTTAGTAACCGTTGCACCAGTATCACCTTTGTTAATGGTAATTGTACCATCTTCCGAGGTGTTACCTGTGATACCATTACCCTGTCCATATTTACCCATGTTAGCAAGATGTTTCTTATAGGCAGCCATACGTTTGGTCATGCCATCCCCGATACCGGTACTACCTACGATACCTTGAACCATGCCATTAAAGTCTTTACGGTAAAGACCTCGATCTTTCGCATAAGCATGAGCAACTGCAACAGCAATCTTCGGATCATTCATGAGATCAGGGTTTGCGATGACTTCGGGGTAACCTGCAAGTTTAGCATACTTAACGTAGTTCTCTTTACCGGTAATTTGAACTAATCCACGACCACGGTACATGTAACCTTCAGTTGGTCCATTACCCATTCTACCACCGTAGAATAAGTTACCTAGGATTTGCTGACGGTTTGGATCTTTCGAGATAGCAGCGATTTGATCATCGCTCATACTAGAGAGTTTATTACGTACTGAAACGTAACCTTCCCAACCTTTCTCACCACGTTTAATTTTCAATAAGTTCTCAGTTGAATACTTCATATTCTCAGACTGAGGTTTAAGTTGAGACTCAGCATCCATCATACCTAAGTACATGGCGATGTGATTATCATCAACACCATCAGCACGAGCTAACTTAACGTACTCATCGATAATCTCCTGTTGTGAGGCTGAAGGTGGTTTATAACCGCTGTCTTGATAAGTACCTGCCATATCTGCATAAGAAGGTGTAGAAACTCCACCCTCTTCTAGTGGCGCACCGTTGTTGGTATAACCAGCAACACTGTCATTTCTAACACCACTGTTATCTGCAGCCATAATAGAAGAATCGATATATTGACCACGACCACTTCCATTGTCTTGTTGGAATGCAGCTTTCACTTCTTCACGGCGTTTTTCTTCATCGGCCATGTATTTCTGCCATTTCTCCTGAAGAGCTTTCTTCTTCTCTTCAGATAAAGGCATTTCATACGGCTTAGATTCTTTCTCTGCTTTGACGTTCTCATAGAACTCTTTCATTGCATCAGGGCTATTGTTAATTGCCACACCTGCGAAGATGATACGACCTGTATCGTTAACTTTATCAGATTCATTTTTGATAATATCAACAACTGGTTTACTCATTAAGAAGTTAGCAAGTGGCATCTGTTCTGCAACCGCAATCTTATCAAGGTCTTTTGCATTCTTACCACGGAAATCTTTAATATCTCTCCAAGCAGTCGCAAGTAAACCAAAATAGATCGCACAGAAACGATGTTTAAACCATTCTACCCAAATCTTAAAGTTGTTTTCATCTTGTTCTTTGAAACCAAACTTAACAGCAAATAAAGACCAGACTTTCTTAAGTCCATCTTCACCAGAAGACCAAGTCACACTACCCTGAGCACCATCACGTGATTCAGAACGCATGTGGTTTTCTCGAACTTCTTTTTCAAGTTCAAGAATGACTTCCATGTGGTTACGACTAAAGTAGTCAGTTGTATTATAAAGTAAACCGTAAGCAATGAATCGCATCGCTTGTAGATTACTTACACGGTTATCTTTCAATCCGTATTGTTCAACTGCTTCGATATATGGTACTTCAATTTCTGCACCATCACCAACTTTAATCTTAACCTTCGTATCCGCATTACCTGCAACTACGACGTTGTCTTTATCTTGACCATTGACTGTGATGTTACCACTTTCAACATCCGCTTTATATTGTTCACGTTGAGCAATGAGTTTATCGCGATTTGCAAAGAGATCTTCATAAAGGAAACCATTTCCGGTTTCATCTTTCTTGTTATCGTCAAGATCCTCAACGATATCTTTCTCATCTTCACGGAATGCTTCCGTTACACGAACAGCATAATAACGAACTTGATCGTAACCTACGCCACCTTCTTCATAATCACTGAATGGCAATGAAGTATAACTATAGATATCAGGTACACCTGGATTTTTATCTTTATCCAAGAATGACATGCGGACGAATGATGGTTTATAACCATCATCTAACCCTTCAAGATTATAAAGTTCACGACCATTATCACCTTTAAACCACTGCTTGATGTTACTCCACGTTCCATGCTCCGCTTGCGACATCATTGCAAATAATGCTTCTTTATGACGTTTATAAACTGGATAGAAACGTTGCTTATACCACATGGTAAATCGTGGCAACTGTTCATCTTGCATTTGTTGTTGGCTAAGTGGACCTTGTGCCTCTTCATTCCAGAAGAACGCCGCCCATTTATTCATGTCGATTTCTTTCTCTTGGAGATAGCCTGTTGATGGGTCAACCACAAGTTCATTATCCATCTCTTTCTCAAAAGCAAGGATAACGTTAGAACGACCAACGTCATTGTTAGGGTGGATACCATAACCTGCTAAACGATACTCATCCATTTCTTGGAAGTTATCACGATAGTACTGCCAGAGTTTATAACCGAACCAACCAACAGCCGTAATACCAAGTAATGCCCAACCTGTTGGTGTACCAAGTAATGCTGCACCAGCACGTAATGCGGTATTCGCCACAAACTTACCCGCTGCTAAACCAGCACGTCCTACAAGTTTACCACCTGCATGAACAACTTTGCCCGCAGCTGCACCTAGGCCAGTACCTTTACCCGTTAGTGCACCTTTAATAAATCCACCAACACCACCTACGACTTTAAGTACACCGTTTAGTGCACCACCAATCCATTGGAATGGTTTAAGTAAGATACTACCAATCGCCGCTGGCGCACCTTTGATTGCAGCAAGAATCATCGGAATAAACATGCCAAGTTTAGATAAGAATCCCTGACTTGCATCTTCTTGTGATCCTTTACGACCAAAGAGCTTACTCATCATACCACGTCTTGAATCTTTATTACCGTATTGCATAACACGATCCATCCAAGAACCTTTACGGCGTTTACCTGTAAAGCGATCGATGATGCCTGTACCGAAACCTTTAAGACCATCTAAGGATAATCTTGATTTACGTTTCTCAGCTTTCTCAGCACGTGCTCTTTCGCGTTCTTCTTTCTTCGCTTTAGCTCTTTCAGCTTTTTCGTTTAGATAATCTTGAATACCATCTTTAACGTTAAATCCTTCACCCATTCGTCTGGCTTTATCCGCCATCCAACCAGCAAAGTTTTTCGCATTACCAAAACGTTTCTTAATTGACTCGGCACGTTTCTTCGCATCTTTAACGATATCACCAGTTGTTGCCTGACTGATATTATCAGATGCAATATCCTTCATGTGATGATCAGGCTGACCACCAAACTTCCAGACTAATAATTCATAGATCCGTTTAGTCCATTTGGTATTAAAGGTGATACCTTCACCCCAACCACCAAATACACCACCGAATAAACTTTTGAATTTATTGCCAAGTGAACCTAAGAAATCAATTCCACCCTTAAGCATTTGCTTACCGAATTGGAATGGTTTTACGATAACGTTACTAATGAGGTTATCAAGGACATCTTTATAAGGCTTACCATCTTTATCAAATAAACCCTGATTGCGCATTTCAGATAATGATAAGATCACATTCCCATCATGGTCGACTACGTCATTAACAATATCACGAACTTGTCTTAATGGTTTTCCATTACAGAAATAAACACCATTGATTAATTGGTTAGCAGTAATACGTGGCGAACGTTCATCTCCAACGTAAACATCTTTAACCAATGCATCTGTAATACGATTAAGTACCTTACGTCCAAAGTCTTTCGCACGGTTAACCTGAGAAGTGATGTTGAGATTACTTGAGATCTGACTGATCTTATCTTGCATCCACGAGCGGATGTTTGCACCAAGCCCTTTAATCTTATTGATATCAAACTTGTTACCTGCTTTATCGACTGCATTTTGTAGTTCTTCTACCGTTGCAACGATAACAGGTTTGCTGTCTTCACCCATCTTACAGAGGTGACCTTTAAGTTCACTAAAACTACGAATCACTTTACCGTTGATATCGCAGTATTTACCTAAAGCTAAATCACGTGCTTTAACCAATGGCTCTTTAAGATTATCGGGTGAATATAAATCGAATTTAAGTAAGACGCTTTCTTTTACTTCACTTCCTTTATTAAATAAAGGATTAAGGACTTTACTTTTTACTGCACCAACGAAACGATTCGTGCTGTCTTTTGCTTTCTGATAAAGATCCATGGCTTTACGTTGAATAAAGTCACGTCCATCTTGAGTATAACGTCTTAATTTCTTCCAGTTGATAAGACTATCCGTCATCTCAGAAGAATTAATATCACGACCTTTATCATCACTGATACTTCCACTTCCCACACCCATATCAATAATGTTTCGATTGATGCGAGCAAGACTATTTAAAATAGCCGAGGTTTGGATATTAATAGAAGCATCTAAAGTCTGCCAGCTAACGCGTCCACTATCTTCTTCGCTATCTGGCGTTTGATTACCTTGAGTGCGCGAACGCAAGGCACTAACATCTTGAGCAATTTGTTCAAGGTAACGAGTATTGTCGCGAATGGCAGATAAATAATCAGCATTAGGACTAATAGGACTACCAGTACCAGTAACTCCAGATAGATACGGAGCTGACGTGCCGCGTCTTTCATTTGTTGTTCCTTTTGTTCTTCTTCTAAATCCACCAACAGGAATTGCACCTTGAGTAGATACGTCATTTTTAATGTATTGGTTATAATCACCACTTAGAAGAATATCGTAAAGTTTATCAGTATCAATCGAATGCGAATCTTTCCCATCACCCGCAACGATACCCATGGCTTTAAGTGTATCGGTATTAACTAAACCTTGTCTTGCTAGATCTTTAACATGATCCACGAAGTTTGGAATATCCCCACGTAGACGATCGAATCGATGATAGAGATAAAGATTGTTATCAGATGACTCTTTATCATCTAATGCAATTTTACCATTCTCGTTGAATTTAACCTGACTGCCGATACCTTTACGAAGTTCACTTAAACCACGATAAGATAAACCTTTCACTAACTTATCATCGTCTTTCATGAAACGATGTAAATCCATGCCTTCGCCATTACGGATACTTTCAACTAGGTTTTTACGAAGTTGTAATTTATCTTCACTAGTAAGATCTTTACCACCTAGTTTTTCAACGAAGCTATCAAGGTTACCATTTAAGACATCGCTGTTACGTTTAAATAACGTATCAGCTAAATCTTTCGTATGGCGACTACTACTTACGAAGGTATCACGTTCATTACTAAAGAGTAATAGATCAGGCATGTGACCAGTACGAATCCCTTCGCTACTTTGTAAGATACGTGCTAAATAACCCGGAATGATTTCCGTGATTGATTTATGCGCATAATTATCAAAGGCTCTTGGATCATGAAGATTCTTAGAGGTATGCCAATTTATAGCACCAACTTTAGTATCACGTTGTACGATCTGATCTAAATCGGTGGCATCTCTAAACCAGTTTAATACTTTTCCAACTAAACCAAGTTTACCATCTTCACCGGCTTGGATACCATTTCGATAGAAGTTATTAAGTACATCACCAATTGTCTCGTTGATGTTACCGGCTTTCGCAGCCGCACCAGCGATGGTTTTATTCTTCATCGCAAGAATGCCAAGACGCATCCCCATACTACCGAAGAACTTACTTCCTATCCCTTCACCGATACTCTGCATGAGTTGCTGACGTATCAGTTCTTTCTGGTCACCAGAAACAGGACCACCCGTAAGGGCTGCCATCTCCCGTTCCATTTCTATGGCTTGACCTTGCATATCCATGATGGTAGTTAAACCACCCATCAGTTCTTGCAATGGATCGACAAGCATGTCGTTGGCTTTATTGGAAAGATGTTTGATTGTTTTACCGATTAGCTTATTGCCACGTAATTTATCACGTAAGGTATTTTGACTCCAACCAAAGAAACGTCTTAATGAGATATCTTTTAATACTTCTTTATCGGTTTGTTTTGCTAAATCAGGTAAAGCCGTATTCTTAACGATTGATTGTAGTTGGTTTAGTGCGTTTTGACTAAACTCACTGAATCCTTTTAATAAGGTTGCTTGTACGTTGTATTGGCGTAGAGAAACACGAAGCATCTCTTTTTGCCAACCAAGGTTAATCCCTTCCTGATAGTTTACTAATCGAGTTAATTGGTTGACTACTTGATTAGTACTATTTAATTGATCAGTCTGGGTTTTCGCTTGAGCGACTTGCATGACTTGTTGTTCTTGTCTTGCTTGTCCCTCAGCTTGTTGTTGCTGTTGGAATACACCAAGGATTGTTTTCTCAATTCCGAGGTTTGCGATCTCTTCTTGTGAAGGACCCCTACTACCACCACCATCTTCTTTAAGTTTACTTTCCAGCCACTTGTTCATCCCTTCTGGAATGGCATTACCAAGTGTACGACGGAATGCTTCTGCACTTCGTTTAAACTCTTTTATTGAAGGTGCGAGTTTTTGCATGGTCTTATCGTATTCATTCTGAACCGAATAAACCGTATCACCAATCAGATCTGCAGTATCTCTGAATTCTCTTGGTGCTGCATTCTTCAATAAGAGTCGCATGGAATTTTCACTAAAGACGGCTTTCTTCACCCCTTCTGCTACATTGGCAGCATCTTTAACGATGGGGCTTCTATCATCTTTGACTTTTTCAGTCGGTTCGAAGCTTAGATCAAAACTATCCAGATCTAAGTCATCATCCCCGAAATCCAAATCAAGATCGTCTTTTTTGGCCATAACAAAACTCCTTTATTAAGGCTTATTTATATAACGAATAAGTTAACATTTTACCGTATTTACTTAGGCAAAATGTCGAAAACATAGCCTGCAACCTATGTCCACATATTAGGCAACTAGTATTGGACACTAAACTTTTTAACGTTAAAAAATTTAAAACACTTAGATGTAAAAGGAATAAAAGGTGAGTTATGACAACACCCATTAAACCTTTTGATGTCCAACTCTTAATCCCGACAAAAGAACGTCTAGCACGTGTTCCACGTATTACCTCGACGGAGATATATGATGGTACCAGTGAAGACTTCAATCCTGGAGGACTTTATAGCCAAATCTTATTTGGTCAAGTCGGTTCCCAGAATCGAGATTATACGTTTGGATATATCAAACTTAACACGGAGTTGATCCACCCAACTGTAAGACGTTGGATTAAACAACTCAAGCGTTATTATGAGAGTATCTGGCGTGGTGAAGCATTTGCTATTTGGAACCCTAAGACAGGTGAGTTTGATCCTGCCGATTTAGGTGATGATGATGCAGATACGGGATACCACTTCTTTATCTCTCATATTAATGAGCTGAAGTTTAAACGTAATACTTCAGCCAGACGCAATCAAATGATTGATGCATACGAGAAATATAGAGGTCAGTTAACTCTTGTTAATCACCTCGTATTACCCGCAGGTCTTCGTGATCTACAAATTGCACAAAACGGTCGTACAACTGAAGATGAATCTAATGACTATTATCGTCGTTTACTTCGTCTTGCGAACAGTTTAGAGAACAGCCCACTTCAAGGTGCGGAGATCAACAACGTTCGTCTTAACATGCAGATGATCGTAGATGACCTTTACGATTACTTCCTTTCATTATTAGATGGGAAGAAAGGCTTCTTACAATCACGCTTTGGTGCACGTAATCTCTTCTTAGGTACGCGTAACGTTATCTCATCGATGGACATGGGTGCGGATATCTTAGGTGATCCATCAGCCCCAACGGTAGATACTATCTTAATTGGTTTATTCCAATGTTTAAAAGGAAGTATTCCGCACATCGTCTATCTGATGAGAAACAATCGTCTTTATACCACGTCATTTCCATCAAGAGATGGTGATGCTTATCTTGTTCACCCGACTCGTTTAACTCGTACTAATGTACAGTTAGATGATATTGCAATCGACAGATGGGTAACAATAGAAGGTAATGAAGCGACTATCGATGCATTCAGTAAAGATAGTTTCAAAACAAGACCAATTATGATTAATGGTCATTATCTTGGATTGATCTATCAGGATAACGAAAAATACCAGATCTTATCTGATGTTACTGAATTACCAAATGGTTGGGATAAAGATAAAGTAAGACCAATCACTTATATCGAGTGGTTATACCTTATCAGTCACCAAGCCATCAATGAGAAGAAAGTCGAAATGACGCGTTACCCAGTTACTGGGGACGGTTCTTCTTATATTGGCAATGTCTACGTTAAAACGACGACACCATCTATCCGTCTTGAGAAATATGAAGATGGACAACCAACAGGTGAGTTTGCACTTGAATATCCAGTTCTAAATGGAAGCTTCTTCCAGACGATGTCTCCACACGGATCTCGTTTACCAGAACTTGGAGCTGACTCAAATATATTCCGTCAGGGTCAGCATAAACCTATCTAATTGCGGGAACGCCTAAACGCTATCTTACTGACTACTCTACCGTAGTAATACAGGTAGATACCCCTAGAGTAATCAATCAATGGGGAACAGTGAAACGAGTAAGGGTTTTGGCCAATCGGCGCAGCAAAGCACGTTACTGACGTGTGAGTTCAACGACTATCGAAAGCATAGTGATAATAGGAATATTGTCATAAAGAAGTGAGTAGAGTAGAGAAAGTATTTTTAATATGAGTATCGAAACGGTAGGAGTATACACTTGAGAGATCCCCAGGTATATACTAAGATATAGTCTAAATATAGTTGACGGAGATAAAATGAGTGCTAACTTTATCCACAGTAAAGATGCAATCGAAGAGATCAACAGAAATGCTGGTAAACGGATCTCCGTGATTCGTGCGACTGGTAAACTGGCTTATGATATCGAAAATGACATCGTAACTCGAGCATCTTTAGGTTTAACCGCACCACCACGTGGTTACCGTTCAAAACGAGGTGAGTAATGGAAAATATAGATAAAGACCAATTGATCTTGTCATTAGAGGCGAGATATCCACAGGTCTATCGTCAGCAAGGTATCCGTTACTTTGTTAAGATGGAAGATCCAAAAGTTCATCGTGTAGCAGATCTACAGGAGATCGATCTTTCCATCCTGCATTATTTCTATCCAAACATGAAAGAGAGTTTTGGTATTTCACCAGAATCCCCTTTTGTTAAGAATAGAAAGAAAGCACAGGTTTCCTTCCACCATACAGATTACGCAGGGGCAATTGCAGGTCCTTATAAAAAGAAAATCTTTAACTATCGACTTGCAATTAAAGCCTACCACAAAAAGAATCCGGGTATCTTCTGGGCAAGAAACGAACGTAAGTTCTTCTCATTCAGAGAAAGACGCCCGTGGAATATGATTGTGGACTACTCATTGATGGGTAGACGATTTGAGTTTAGATATAACCCAAGACGTCATCTGTTTGAGTTCGAAGCGAAATATAAGGGATATTTAAATGGGATTAGTTATTATACTAAACAAACTAATCGTCATCAGTTAATGATGTTCCATGTCCCTGAACAATTACCAAAAGTCCCAGAGTTAAAACGTGCAGCTATCGAAATGAAACGTTCTTATTTTAAGATCTTCGATAGTTATGAAAAACTAGCACTCCTTGACTTCTGGAAATGGTTAGATCCTTATACAAGATCAAAATCCCTCTTCGCTCAGTATATCCAAGAAAAAGATTTAGATCGAATCGATCTACTTTGCTTATATGGCAATACGGTTGTTCTTTTAAATCTCGGATTACTCGATAGATGGGTTATTGGAAAAGAGTCATTAGGTGAAGATGAGGAAGATAATGAATCGCCAGAAGATTTAATCGAAGGTGAAGAATTAAACATCACGCAGTCTACCGCAAGACGTTTCCAAAAGCGTTTCCTCCGTTTCTTAGCAAAAATTGTTGAGAAGGATAAACTCGCAAACAGTTTCATTCCACATCCATTAGAGATCGATGAGAAAGAAACCAAGGATATCCAAGTTATCTATGATAGCAACACGGAAGAAACATTAAAAGATGATGACTTCCAAGATCCGGAAGTCCTAGAAGATAAAGGTGATGATACAGTTCTGATCCCGCCTGATATCGTAGAGGAGAAACAGTCTGAATCTACGCAAACAAGAACAGAAGCAGAAATTAAAAGCGTTATTAGCGTCAACCAACAGCCGCACGCTGGAGGAACACCAAGCGAAGCTCAGACAATTGTCAAAGCTAACCTCAGTGACCTTAATACCGTTACTTCTGCTCTTAGCCCTGCTCATCCTGATCCTGTTCAACAGCCTGCAGTAATTAAAGATAACTACACGCCTGTTGAAGTAAACCAATTAGTGGGTATTCAAACTCAGATCCCTGAGAAAGAACTTATCACTAAACCGGTTTCATCATTAGTTGATGTGGGCGTTAAGAAACAAGTTACCCAGTATACAGAAGAACTTGGTTTAACCAAGAAACAAAATGATTTCTGGGAAAAAGCCGCTGAAACGTATAAAACGTTGAAATCACCTGTTAAAGGAAAAACCTTAGGTGAGTTTATCAATGAGAAAAGAGATATCACTTTAAACCAAGAAGATGCAGAAATTCCTGATATCCCAATGGTAACCGATAAGTCTTTACTTAAGTCAACGATCATGAACATGCAACGTGATTATATCAAGAAAGATTTAAAACGTGATATCGCCCGTAATATCGTTGCGATGCAAAAGACAGGTGTATTAGTGAGCAACTATGAAGTGGAAGATACTTCAAACCTTGCCTCTGATACGGAGACTCACGTCATTCAGTTTACCCCTGTTGGAGGTTCGCCTTCTACAGTAAGACTGAAATTACCGAAAGTCCATGAAGACGGTACGATCAGACAAGGTGGTGTGAGAACCTATCTACGCTCCCAACGTCGAGATCGTGTTATCCGTAAGATAGATAGTGATCGTGTTGCATTAACAACCTACTACGGAAAACTTTTCTTAAATCGGTCAGATAAAAAGAAATACAACTTAGACAACTGGGTATTATCTCAAGTTGATCGTTTGATTAGTGAAGAGATCTATACGGATATTCAGTATGGTGCAGTAAGAAGTGATATTAAGAATCTTCCTCGCATCATTCAAGCCCTGATGTCTCGTTATCGTGGTTTCCACCACAAGAAACTTTTCTATACGATTGACTTTACAAAGATCGCCCAAGATAAGAATGGTATCCTATCATTTGGTAAACATGTTCAGTATAATCCGAAAGATGATGCATGGTTGGTGAAAAATAAACCAACTGATGTCAATGAAGTCTTCTCAATGGATTTATTAGAAGCACCAGATGAATACGCCGAAGTGAAAATCTTAGGTGTCTTGATGCCAGTCGGTTTCATTCTAGCACGTGAACTCGGTTTCGCACGTCTAGTTGAAATGTTAAGACTACCTGTAGAGAAATATGAAGCAGGTAAACAAATCGAACGTAACAGTAAACAACTGATCATCAGATTTGCTGATGAGAAATGGGTGTTCGATAAATCGATCATGTCCACTCGTGATAAATTAATTATTGCTGGGATGAACTACTATGCACGTTATCTAAAACAATACAGTGCACTTGATTTTGATACCAAAGAAGTATACGGTGCTATTCTACATGAAGACGGCGTTGCGGTGAGATACGAACGAGAGTTAGATCTTATCCAAGACTTATTTATTGACGATAGTTCCCGTGAGATGCTTGAATACATGAAAGAGCCAACAGAAATGGTTCCACTCTATATCCGAGCAGCAGAACTTCTTTCGACCTCTCATTACGTAGATGAGATCAATATGGATGACATGGTAATCAAAGGATACGAGCGTATTGCAGGTGCAGTATATTCTACCTTCGTAAATCACATGCGTCTATTTAAATCCAAACCTATCACCACCAAACGTCGTTTTGATATGCCACCAAATGATGTCATGATCATGCTCTCTAAAGATCCGTCTATGGAGATCATCGATGATATCAACCCAATCCAAAATGTGAAAGAAAAAGAAAACGTCACATTTACGGGTGAGGGTGGTCGTTCTAAACGCTCTATGGTAAAACGTACTCGTACGTATAGTGATACAGATATGGGTGTGATCTCAGAAGCAGGCGTGGATAGTTCAGATGTAGGGATTACGACTTTCCTTGCGGCAAATCCTCGTTTTGATACTAAACTTGGAACAGCAGGTAAACATAAACCAGGACAAGAGTTAGACGCTTCTCAGCTCTTCTCTACACCTGTTTTACTTGCACCATTCTCAACACACGACGATCTTCTGGTTGTCGTTAAACCTTTCTAACTCAGGGAAACTATCTAGTCTTCTCTTTTACTAAGCTTACTCTAGTAATAGGTAAGTGGCTAAGCTAATCACTTAGGTATAGTAACAAGAAAGAGAAGTATATAACCAGGATACAATCCTGATCCAAGCTTCCTACTTTATTATCAGTAAAGGGAAGAAGGAGCAGAGACTATCGAAAGTATAGTTTAGAGATATCTAAATGAATAAACGAGTAGAGTAGGGAACGTATAATTACAAGTACCGAAACGGAAGGATCTAGAGATATCTAGATAAGATATAGTCCACTTGAATACTTGTCCTATGAGAATAGGAAAAAATACTTAATACTAAAATTAACAACATAAGACAAGGGAAGTCCTATCACTTCCCATCGTAATATTTAAATGTATAGCCAGGTTGGTACACCTTTTTACCTGCATCAGGATCGATTAATCTCCAATGTAAAGTAGTTGTCAAAAGATTGGCAAATTGCGCTGCTAGACTTGCAGATACGAAATGATGTTGTTTACCGGTCACCACATCGGTGATTGTAACAGGTTGATATTGACTTGTCTCTTTAAGATCAAGGTAAGGATCTTTGATTTCACGCCAAGGTGTATCATCATCTGGCTTGATCTGGATAAGATCTTCAGTTAGTAATTGTCGATCATCATTTAAATACGTACTCATCATAGCGGGTGAGTAAGAATGCGCAATACATGCATCTTTAGATGTTTTAAAATGGAGTATTTCTCCAGTTAAAACATTTCGAGTCACTACTGGCATTTCTACGCCGTATTTCTCAGTTACCTCACTAATATCGGGGAATACAGTATTCTCGTTACCAAACATGTACTGATAACCATCTGGGTATATGCGTTTACCTCCGTGCTTACAGCGTGACGAGATGGTAGAATAATGCAACTGAAGATCTTGCTCAGCTGCACCTAAACTATAGAATACTTTTTTATCTTTAGTCTTAGGGTTATAAATAACAACAGATACAGCACTATTATCACGTAAACCCAATTTAAACGAGCGAAGTACGTTCTCAGATGGGGTAACCCATTCAAGATTATTAAGCTTGTTATTGAAACGATCTCCATCAATGTAATCCACTTGCATGTTACTCTTATCCGTTCCATCATTTAGGAACATGAGAGCAAGTAATCGATGAGTGGGGAAGTTAATAGTTTCTCCTGACTCATGTGAGATGATAGTGGATCTATATCGAACCGTTGGTAGTAACTTTCTTACAGGAAGAACTTTCTTTCTGAGAAAAGAATACAGCTGACCTTCTTTATTGAGTGCATATCTTGTTGTACCTGGTATATGATAGAAACCAGGAATGGTACTGACTTCCACCAAGTCTTTACTGTTAAATGTATTAAGTAATTTTTTCATATCAGATTCCTTTAAATCATCAGTTAAGTAATTAATATTACACATTATATGCTGGTTCCAAGGACAATATTCACAAACAGAAAAGATCGACGTTTACTGGGATTCAGAGCTCTCACCGTATTCCGATTCGGGGTGCAATGCCACCTTGCGTAAGAACAGGATACGAAAATGTCCTCGCTCATCGTGTCGATGAAAAGTTTGCTTACGTAGCAAAAGGTGATGGGGTTATCAAAGAGAAAGGACCGAAGTATGTCCTTATTTCTTATAACCAAGATGACCTTGGCGAAGAAATGGTTGAAATCGGTGTAACGATTGCTTCATCAAAAGGAAGTTACTTCCGCCATGATATTAAATGCGACCGTGAAGTAGGATACAAATTCAAGAAGGGTGAAGTGTTGGTATTCAACCAAGCCTTCTTCCAACGTGACGTTCTTTGTCCTACTCAGGTGATCTTATGCGATAAGACGTATGCTCGGGTGATGTTAGTAGAATCAAATGATACTTTTGAAGACTCTTCAGCCGTATCGATGGATTTTGCTAAACAGCTTAAATCGTCAGTCGTAAAAGAACGTGTTATCGTTGTGAACGCAACGGATAATTTACGTAACATGGTTAAATTGAATGATGAAGTGGATATCGATGATAGCTTAGTATTGATCGAAGACCAAGCCTTTAGTGATGCGGGGTATTTCAGTGGAAGTAGTTTAGATATTCTAAAACGACTTTCTCAGATTTCGCCTAAAGCAAAATATAAAGGTAAGGTAATTAAGATTGATTGCTTCTACTACTGTGACGAAGATGATCTTTCTCCTTCTATTAAAGAGGTAGTAAACCAGATCATGAAATATCGTTTCAGTGGAACGAAGATGAAACTATCCGATAAGCGTCATATGACAGGACAGATCGATGAGCCATTAAAACTTAAATCACAAGAAGTCTTAGAAGGTCAAGTAGGTATCCGTATCTATATTGAAACTGATCTAGGATTTTCAAGTGGTGATAAACTTGTGGTTAATTATTTAGCCCCAGTTACTGTAGTAGCTGGAAACCTCTATTAATTGACGGGGAAGTCCTAAAGCTTGGATCACTAAGTCACTCTAGCAATAGAAGTGATGGCTAAGGGTAATGCCTTGGGTAAAGTAAAAGAATTCAAGATGAACAATGGATAATCCGCAGCTGAAACTCCCACTGGGAGGAGAGTTCAACGACTATTGGGGTTACGCCCATTACAGCCAAGTGGTACGTATTACTTTGAGTGAGTAAGTAAATCGTTTAAATGGAAACAGGAGGGTGCGAAGATATTCGTACTGATATAGTCTAGTATCCAATTGAAAGATTGGGAAGTTCATAAGAGAACTGCGTAGATTAACGACCTACGTGAATACAACGTTGTAATCAGCTTAAATCTGTTACGGGTCGTGTGTTTACTGGTAAGAATGAAACCGAGTCAGGATTACCGATTCACGCTATGTTTGGTTATGCTTCTATCTCGGATCGTATTGTGGGTTCCCCAGAGTTAATCGGAACTACTGCTACACTCTTGCAGTTAGTGACACAACGAGCGTTAGACGCGTACGATAACAAATAACACTTAGAACAAGTTGTTGAAAGACATAGGGGAGGGTTCAACCCTCCCCGCTTTTATGTCGACACTTAGCCGGTCTCTTAAGAGACCACATTCGAATGTAGTAAAAACATTAATCTTAACTGATCAATAAGGTTATAAAATAATGATGAATAAATTAGACACCACACGTTACACGCTAGCGAATATTATTGAGCTAGTCACTGCTGTAATGTATAAGGTAGAAGGGAATGGTGCAAAGTTACCTGAACCTACTCCAATGTCGGATGAATGCGTAGAAAGTAGTTATACTGAAAGCCGCATCCAAGAAACCGTTGCACTTGCAATCAAGAACAATCTTGATGCGTGCCCAGTAGAGGAGAATGCTTAAGATGTTAACAAGCTATTCAAGACAATTAGCTGACGATTTAACTGAAGAACTCTCTCGTCAGGGTACAGCAGTTATCTTTAATCAAGCAGGTACATTCCAAGACTTACTTGGTCGTACCATGCCAGGTCTTATCGAAGAAAATGGTGTTGCGGTTTCATTAGATGAAAATCAAATGAAAGACTACCAACGCCAATCAGGTCATGGCCAACATTTAGAAGCGGTTGCTGAAATCTACGCAAAACCATTGTTACAACGTCTTGATGTATTACGTAACCAAGTGTTACCATTTATCAGTCGTGTAGCCGGTGGTATCCGTGCACAATACAATGAAGGTTTCTATAAAGTATCTGATATTCAAGAAATTGAATTTGCTGATATCTATAAAACTAAAACCTTCTTAGAATACATCCAACGTCATGCACCACTTGCGAATTCACAAATCCAAAATGTGACTATCCAATCTGGTTTTATGGATCGTAATGAAGATGATATCGTAGGTCTTCTAAAATCAGGTAATACTTCATTAGATGATGTATTAGTGGATATGATCGCACGTCATCCATCTAACTGGTTAACTGATGTTTATACTCGTTACCTTGTAAATGGCAATATCGTCCCAACAGGTTTACGCGCAGCACAACAAAGTGAATTAGTTGATGAAATCGTAGTATTATATTTCATCCATGCTTCATTATTAGCTAACGATGTTATCGATGGCACTGTAAATATTCCACTTGTTCAATATCGTAATTACTTATCTGAAACATTTGCACAACTTGGTGGTTTATTAAATCGTTACGTCAACCAAATCAACTTAGTTGATCAAGGTGGTCAAATTGTTGCATTTAAAGATGAAAACACTAACGTGATTTACGTCTATAAAACCAACTACGAAAAATACCTTGAACAAGGTGGTAATGCAGATGCAGTATTAGGTGCGGTAGCTTTAGGTTCAACAGGTAATATTAATGACTTACTTGAAAATACTGAGCGCTATGCAAATGAATTCAACCGTGCTTACAATGAACAAATCAACGCAGTAAAAGCGGCGTTCCGTTCAAACTACATCCGTTTGTTCCCACAAGTGTTCATTGAAGAACTTAAGAAAGAACCTTCTGACTTCGTTGCGTTATTTGTACAACCAGGTACCGTGATTCCAGAAACAGGTTTCTCTTACAGCGATCTATCTGGCCGTATCTTAAAATCACTTGCACCAACGCAAGGTTACGATAACATCTACGACTTCACTAAAGCATTGATCTTAGATATCGGTTTATCACATTACACCTTAGGTGCATTCTACCGCAAAGTTGAACAACAAATGAAGGCAACTGGTGAAGAAGATCCACAAGTTGCAACATTCGCCGTAGCTGTAGATGAGTTAGTAAAAGAAATCTTAGCTAACGCAACAGTGAGAACTAAACTAGGATAATTATCATGACTAGTTTAAGAAAGTGTAATTGGGCTGGTCAGGTGACATCACTTGACCACTTCATTGATAATACGACCATTGCACTTGAGTCTGTAACTGAACTTGATGTTGACATTTCTAATGAAAGCATGAGCGAAAGTCTTAAGAACTTCGGTAGAAATATTATCGCATTGTTAAAACGATTCCTTGAGAACATTAAGCAAACAATCAAAGCACTCTTCGCTAAGCTTGGTGTAGGTGTGACGATTAAAGATCTTACGGATCTTATTGGTGATATCCGTAAGTCACGTGAGATCAACTTCTCTTTCCTTGAATTGAAGAAACTCACGAAACTTGGTTGGAATGTTGAAGTTAAGACAACCGACGGGAAGAAAGCGGAATATACTGCAAAAGATCTACGAAATGGTTACGATGCTTATGCAACTGCAACGCTACGTATGATCGACTTCTTAAGACAGGCAAGAAACATTGAGCTTATGACTGATCATGGTGTTGCTCAAATGATGTCAGCGGCGATGGATGATACCTATATGCTGTTTGGTGCTAAACCAACTCGATTCGTATACCACAATAACGAGTTTGGTGTTATCCATGATGAAATCAAAGAAAGTAAAACACTGATGTTGCCTGCTTATCAGGCTCACTATGCTGAAGATGATATCAATTATTTAATTGAAATCATGAAGCGTTATGAAATCACTGGTCCATCAAGTAAGTTCATTGAACGAAATATTGATCTATCACTGAAATGTCTTTCTGATATTGATGATTGGATTGATGAAAGTTTCTTAAACCGTGATCATCTGCGTAATATGAAACGTTTGATATCCGACGTATTTAAGGTAACGATCAGTGATGTCAGTGTCAGTCTTGTTCGTGGTATCCATGGTGTATACCGTGTTTACTCAAAAGCAGTCAGACGTCTTAAGTACAGTGATAAAACAGAATAAAAATAGAGGAGATATCTATCTATGAATTATAATGATATCACCGATGATATCTCCCTATCATCGGTTTTAACTCGTGATCCTAAATATATCTTAGGGTTACTAGAAGAAACAAAAGACGATCGCATCATCGTTAAGAAACCACTTGATGTTATCTATCCAGAAAACTATCTAACGAAAAAACTCGCTAAGCTTGACCAAGATTTAACGGTACTTGGTATCGTTGCCTTGGTTGATCCACAAACGAATAAATATGCTGTCTTGTCCATCCCAGGGATGATCACAATTCCCATTGCTGAGATGAAACAATTCACTTATCAAGATGATGTTTATCGAGTACTTTCGTTGGATGCTTACGATACATTAGTCCTTAACACCAATATTGTTAAGGATGAAACATTAGACTACTTCATGTATAACTATTTTGTTGAGCTAGCGCGTATTCCGTGGTATCTCAGCTATCTTGATATTCTAAATATCTATAGTAAAGATAGTTATTACATTGGTCAGAACTTGATTGATATTCCACAGGTGCTTGAGATGTTACTGGCTAACATCGCACGTGATCCGAAGAATGACAAGTTCATGTATCGCGATAAATTAAAATCCATGGATGATATCAAAACCAATCCACCATCTTGGGTACCACTTCGAAATGTATCTTTAGGTAGTGTGGATACCTATAGTAAGTTAATGGGTTCTTATTTTGAAGAAGGACTCACTTCTGCGCTTGCGGATAAGTCTAAGAAAATGACTCGTATCGAAAAAGTATTGAGAAGTTAAGGATAGAGAGATGACTGAATATGAATCGCTCGTAGAGAGCCTCAGAATCGCTTATGGAGACGAGTTCTCTAAAATGGCGACCATCATCAAGGGTAGCGAAAATACCCCGCTCTATCATATCTCCTTTGATGATAAGATCAAATCCTTCGTTCCTCGTTTTTCGACTAAACTAGTGAATGGTGAATCAAGAGCGATCCCCCGTACTTCTACCTCATCAAGTATACTTGGTTGTATGCTTGGTTTTGGTGACATCGGACGTGGGTATCTCATTAATGCTTTTGACAGTAAAAGAGATAATACTATTTATATCTATAAGATGGAGTATGCTCTTGCCGTTAAACCATCAAAAGACCTTGTCCCTGATGTAAATTATACGGATGAACATTGGTTGATTGCGGCCAGTGTGAATACCCGTGAATATAAAGGTCAGATTACTGGTAAAGGATTCCTATCTAATATCGGTATTGATCTTTTACGTAATGGGTGTATCTATAACTATACTTGGTATTTCAATTTAGATGAGAAAACGAAGTTTATCAAAGGACTCGATTTAGAACCAGGTTATTATCGGATTAACTTACTGGATATCGGTGGGTATGATTTTATCCCGAAAGTCGGTGATAATATCAAAGTGGAAAAGATAACGAAAGATGAGTTCCTCTTCCATGAAGGAAGACGAATCGAATCGATCTCTAATAAACGCCTTTATTAAAGAATAAGAAAGTAGGAAATACTCATGAGTCAAATTAAACTCAACTCAGAAGTACTACTTGGTGTGAATAAAGCAGGAACATTGAAACCTGATGCACAAGGCTGGTATGATGTGATTTTGGGTGCATTAGAATACCCAAATAGCTATGGTGCCGTCTATAAGCAAGATCCAGTTCAACAACTTTTAAACGGTGATAGTATCTTTGCTCGCCGTTTACGTAAAGGTTGTTTGATTGGTGAATTAGGCCACCCAATGCCTGAGCCAGGTCAGACTCAAGAACAGTACGTAGCACGTGTGATGCGTATCGATGAAAAATTCGAATCGCACACAATCAAAGAAGTGGTAATCGATACTACTTTGAAAGATGCTAAAGGTAACCGCTATATTGGTATCCGTGGTAAAGTAAAACCATCTGGTCCATATCGCGACGTACTTCTTCAAAAATTTGCAGACCCAGATATGAATGTTTGCTTCTCAGTTCGTAGCTTTACGAAAGACCGTTTCCAAAATGGTCGTCTTGAGAAGTATACGACTTCCATCATCACGTGGGACTGCGTGGGTGAGCCAGGCTTAGAGAAAGCCAATAAATATAACTCACCATCACTTGAGTCTTATACCGCTACCGTAGATCCAGCCATGTTACGCAACATCGCTGCAATGCCTGTTGGTCTTGGTATGGAATCATCTGGTATCATTGAGCAAGCTAAGGAAATCCTTAAAGCTTCAGGCGAACCAGTTGAACGCACAAAAGTATCAGTGGAATCTGCTGAGCCAAATTGGCATACTAAGTGGTAATCCAAACATAAAGCAGAGGCATCGTAAAGATGCCTCTTACTTCTGTCCGAATATCGATTAACTTATCGCGATACCTAATAATGCAAGTGCACCAACCGCTGCATATTTAAGTGGTGTCGGTAAACCATCTAAGAGACCTTCTTCATTTTTAGGTTCTGGTTTTTTCTGACCAATCGCAATCTTGATATCACTAATTGATGGATATCCAAGATCACTAGAGCTAAGTTTTGGATTCGCTTCACTTATTGCGTTAAGATGTTTATGGATGTATTTTTGCCATTTTTCCGCATTGGGTACTTCATCAAAATAGAATACCGCATTTTTACTGCGTTTCTCTTTTGATTTAGTATGAACATCGATTACATCAGTATTATATTCACGTTGGTTGATGTAGACCGAATCATGATCAACAACAAGTAAATAACCATCCTTTCTCACCACGCCATTTACTACATCACTGCCTGCGTAGACAGCATTATTTTTATTACGGTAGAGTAACTCGCCTTTATCGAGTTTAACAATCCACCAGTTGTGTTTGCTTGATAATTTTGTGCTTGCCATAATTGTGCTCCGATTTTAATGGGTAAGAAGAAATACAATAACCGTAACAAGAATCCCTGCTATCATTCCAAATAAGAACCCTCTCAGTGTAGGAAACTCACCTTTTGCATAAGTATTAAGGATACGATCCATAATATCCGTTCTATAGGTATAATGGACACTTCCAGTTATTAGACTGAGGTGGTTATCCATTAGTGTACCCCAGACTTCTGGATCTGGCTCAGATTCAATTGAGTAAGTCGCTGTTTCAGAGTTCTTATCGATCTTACTGATGACGATGATATCTTTATGATCATCAATGATGATTCTAACGTGATACCCAACAGTTAAAAGATATTTGATCCTTTCGGCAACAATAAGAGTATTGTTACCAAGTCTTACTGTATCACCCTTTCCTAGCTGAAGGATCTGGCAGTCGCGGTTAGTGAAAATACTAATTGCCATTTTATCTATCCCTATCTCATGATACCAAGCATCGCCACGGCAACACCCAAACAGGTGATAATAAGATCTTTAGGAGTATATGCAATGGTATCCCAAAATGACGGTTCTGGTTCTACGAACTCAGTAACTGCTTCGTAGATCTCACAGAATGCTGGAGTCTCACGACTATAGTTCATCGCTTTATTAATATAATCAAACCAATCGGCGGAGTTTGGTTTTTCGGCAACTAATGTCTCAAACTCTGGACCTGATTCATTCACCCATATTGCTTTGACAATATCATGAATTCTCCAATCTACTTCGTGATCGATCATATTCACTATGCGACTTGCACCGCAGATTAATCTATATTGCTTGGTTACGATTTTGTGGCGACCACCATTTTCATCAATGTATAGATCACCTGCTTCGAATTTAACGATGTGGCAATTGCCACCTTGCCATGTAATAGTAGCCATAATAAGCTTCCTTCTAGTTTAGTCAAATGGCTCTGAATCGACCGCAGAGCCATTGTCATCATTAGTCAATGCGATTCTTCATGTACTACATGAAAATCGTCTTATACGTCGATTGAGGGCTATTTAAAGCCGTTTATTCATCTGAATCGTTTTCTACATCTTCCGACTCATCAGATTGTTCCTCTTCGATGTAGAATTTTTTATCCCACGATTCATATTCCTCACCTTGTGCTTTCGTGGTACGTCTAATGGTATCTAACGTATCATCCTTATCTGCCCGCCAGTCTGCTAAGAATTGAGGTTCGATTAAATCGGGTCTTTCATCTAAAACCATAGACGTTAACCAACGATTAACACGATACTCGCCAAATACTTCAAGTAAGATATAGAAAGGTTCAAGACATGAGAAGATCATTTTACGGGTATTTAAAGCCGGTCTGAACTCTTCTGGGATACCGATGTTTGCCACCACATCCGCTGGAAGAATAACAGAAGCTACTGATTTCTTATCGTGCATCTCCATGAAGTCGATATATTTCTTACGAATGTTTTCATCCTTGATATTATTTAACCAAAGATCTAACGCCGTTCTGTTAGGAAGGTTCATTTTAATACGAACCCCAACAAATGGCGGTGCTGGACATTCACCATACTTATCTGCAAATACGTGTTGCCATAATTCATAGTAGAAATACTCACTACTCATCGGATTGACGTAAGCTTCTTTAGCTTTCACCGTACAGCTTGTTAAGAAACGACTATCACCACGCATAATCGAATGGAAGATATTAGCTTCCTCTTGAGCAATCTTATCAAAGAGCTGATTAACATGAACCTTCTCACCACGACTGATTGATTCCATAATCCCAACCGCTTCATCATGGAATAACTTAATCAATTCCGGTGGAGCTTTAGAGTTCTTTAATGCTACTCCTTTCAATTCTTCCTCAAGATGTTTTAACGCCATCCCTTCTTGGATACTTGCAATAGAGAGATAGTGTTTAGTCCGGTTAGTTGGCATAAACACATCGAAGTAATACTCAGATTTCATCTTAAGATTGTGGATGTATTTCTTCGCAACTCCCATCTGACCTGCAGCCATCGCAAGAATATGACGAGTAATCACATTAATCAAATATACGCATAAACAACCTGGTAATTTCGTTTCACTATTTACTACGATGGTGCCACTATACCACTCTACCCATTGCATTACAGTATACAGTACCGAGTCAGTATCTCCACCTAAGACACTCTTACGGATAACAGATGGGAATAGTGCAGTTTCAGCTGGGATAAATTTATTCACCATATAGAATTTAAAGTAATCACTATATTCATATAAGGCATTACGCATGTGTCTTGCATAAGCCCCAATATAACCATAGTAATCTTTATCCTCATGAGTCTTATCTTTAATCCCTTTACCATCAAGATAATGGGAGACAGTAATAGTCACTAAAGGTTCATAGAACTCATCGATTAACTTAAGTTCAGCTTGAGTCTCTTCGAAGCTTAAAGGTTCTTTATCTTTAAAAGCTAAGATCTTATCAAACATCCCACGAACAAAACTATCGTTATATTTCTTAAGGTGAAATAAATCACCCATATAAAGATAGATCGTTCTTTCAAGATCCGTCAGTTTCTCAATAAACTCATAAATCTTCTTATCCCAATACTGAGACTTGTAATAGGTATCCGTATTGTATTTCACCATTTCAAATAATTCATCTACGGTGATATAATGAAGATTGTATTTATCAATCAGTTGTTTTGCCCCATCATAATCCACTTCAGCTAAAACCGTTACGATGTTCTCTAACACGATAGGACCACTATAGAAGTGACGTCTACCCATAAAGAAACGTTCAGTAGAAGCATTCGTAAATGCTGTTGCCGTACGACAAACTGATGTTAACGTAGAGTGACCACTTCGGTTAGCAAGTGGTGTACTACCAATCGTTAATAAACCTGAGATACTGTTAATATCTTCTTTAAGTTTATTTTGTTTGTTATTCTTAGTTACAGCCTCATCCATCCGACCATAACTCTTCGCTATTTGAGATTCTTTCTTAGTACGAGCACGTTCGTAGTATTTCACTTCCGTATAACCACTTACCTCACTGACTTGTTCTTCTGTTGGTGCATAGCAAGTTAAAGTGGGTGCCATAATAAGATTACGTTCTTCTACCTCTTTTAAGAACTCAGTTAATGTACAAGTATCTTTAAAACGGTCACTCATGTCATCCCGTCTAAAGATCTTCATGATAGGATCATTAAAATCGATCTTACCATTCTTAACACCCCAATCTAAAAACGCTTCTGCCTTATCTCTTGGGATATCACGCATTCGACTTAAATACCAGCCAGTATACTTTTTCCATTGACTTGGTATATCAAGATTTCGAACCGTTTTATAGTAATCCGTTGGTTCATATAAAAATTCCATAACCATTCCCTCTATAAATAATGAGTTGAAAATATAAACATGGTTTTCCCTAGGATAATGAAAAAAAAAGAGGTTGGACAAAATAAGAGCTATCCCGAAGGATAGCTCATTGATCTTACTTTCTAAAGATGTAATTGATCCATGTACTTTTGTAGTATTGTTTCATCGAGAGATAAATATCACCTAAGTATTGGTTTGGCTGCAAACGAGCAAATAAACATTGTTCGCTATGAGTTACACCAAATTTATTAATGTCGGAAACGTACTTATCAAAGTTTTCACGCATCTTCTCTTTGAACTCATCATCATCGGTCTTGCGATTCCATCGATTTGCCCACAGGTCATAAGTGACATTAGAATCTGGACCTACCAACATGAAAGGATATTTTCTTTCAAGTAAACCCTGTAATACTTCAGGGTGAGTACTAATCAAGAAGTCATAATCTTGATAAGCTGGACTGCTGATCAGTAAATCAAGCTCATGTAAGTAACTCTCAGGGAAGTCCGGTTTCTGACTCCACCCGAAACTATCCAAATCAAATACGTTTTTGTATTTATTAACAAGGGTCGATTTACCACACCCACTAAATGCGCAAATAATCATCTTAAAGCCAACCTGGTAATAGTTTATTCGTAACCTGTCTTCCTATCTGCATGATAAGACAAGTGACCGATCTTACTGCCCACACTAAAGCAAAAATACCACCTACGACAGTGTAGACAACGAACATCATCATCACTAACATTAGAGTGAATGTGCTACCCATTATCTTTATCCTCGTATTCATCCCAGCGGAACTTCATTCCGCCACGCCATCTTTTCTTGGTTTTCTTCTTTTCGGCTTTAAGGTATTTACCCTTTGCCCACCACGTTGTCATGACAATACTCATTAATGCATATTGACCAATTAAAAACAACGTTGCAATGAGAAATAAACTAAAGACTAAACCTGTCATTTCTTTTTCCTTTTCTTTTTCTTATGTTTACGCTTCTTCTTAAGCTTATGGTAGCAGATCTTTGTATCGGGTGACATCATCCATTTCTTCTTGGAGAAGATATCTAAAATAAAATGGATGATGATCGCACTACCTAGACAGCCAAAGAGGCATAATAATGTTACGATTTCGTTATGACTAAACATTTGCGTTAATCAAAACCCCACAATTAAAAACAGATTAATGTTTAGATCTCACATCTAAAATAACAAGACCTACCACAAAAACAATCGTTCCGACTAATGTATAAAATTCAGGTGATTGTAATATTGACATAAAAATCCTCCAAGATAATAAAGGACTAGATTAAAACTAGTCACCACTACCACGGATGCTTCCTGATTTACCACCAGATGGGAAATCAACTGGACCAGAAGCACTGAGGCTACCTTTAATGGATTGACTACCACTAACATCCATATTTCCTTTCACGCTACCGTTACCAGAGCCACCGTTACCTGTAACAGCCATACCACCCATATTAACTTGACCGATAAGATCAATTGTCGGGCATTTAATCTCAACCTTACTACCCACTTCCCATTTAACATTATCTGCTTTCAGATTAAACGTTTTACACTCAACATTCCACGTTTCGGTTTTCATGTTGATGGTTTTATCGGATTGGATATTGATCACCTGTTTATCAAGTTGGATGTGAGTACGATCTTTATTTTGAATATCAATACAAGTTAAGGTACTATCAATTTGGATGAAGTTACCGTCCCCATCTGAGATAACAAGCTTACCATCTTTACCGTTCATCTGAACGGTCCATGCAGCTTTTTCACCGTTGGCTTTAGACGTACGCATCTCCATTAAACCGTTAGCTGTATCAACGGTACGGGTATAACTGTTTTTAATGTTAGTTGGGGTTTCCTCTTTCGCAGCTTCTTTTGGTTTAGCTGCATAAGCCTCTACTACCACTTCCTGTACACGTTTATTCATGTGCTGGTTAGTCGGTTTCCAGTAGAAGGTCTCATCACCATTAAAACGATAAAGGTGTACTGTTTCACCTTTCATTAATTGAGGAGGTGTAATACGGTTACTGTCTTCATTCAACCATTTCGCTGTAACAGTTGATCCTGTTTCTACTTTTGATTGATAAGCCTTACCGCGACTATCCACCCCTTTTGTTGTAAATTTCTGCGGGTTGAGTTCTAATCGACCACGCATGTTAGGTAATTGGTCTTGAGGGGCCACATGCAATAATTCTTCGTGTCCTAAGATCGCATTCTCTGCGACTACCCCAATTCCCATATAACCTGATTTTTCTTGTTCTTCTGTCATTTCAAAATCACCACTATAGTAGAAAATGTTTTGATTCCTATTTTTACTTTATATAAGGAAACCAAACAATGTTAATCAAAAAACTTGTTTTACATCATTGTCATCGCTTACATCTTTTAGAAGATCAAAGCTTTGAATATGATTTTACCCAGAAACACACGATACTCGATGGGGTCAACGGTGCAGGTAAGTCATCCATCTTTAATGAGCTTTCGCCGCTACCAGCCAATATGGATGACTATCTTGCAGATGGTTATAAGAAGATCACGATCGAGCACAACAATAGTGAATATATCTTAACCTCACAAGGTAAACGACCAGGTAAACACTCTTTCTTAAAAGATGGAGAAGAACTTAATCCTGGTGGTACATTAACTGTTCAGTATGAATTAGTTGAGAACTATTTCAATTATACACCTGCTTATCATCGGGTGTTACAAGGTAAGTTACTCTTTACTGAAATGTCAGCAAAAGAACGCCGTGATTGGTTTGCGGATATCTCTGGAATGGACAGTGATTTCGTCATGAAATTCTGGGATAAGATTCGTGCAGGACAACGTGATAATACAGGTGCGTTAAAGAACATCAAGAATAAGATCGCAGAGGCGAATCTTCAGTTACTTGATGATAAAGAGATCGGTGAGGTGGAAGAAAAGCTTTCTGATATCATCAAGTTATTTAATGGATTAACGGATTTATTAAAACAGTTCCCAAGAAGTGAAGTTCCGACTGCACCTGTTGAATACAATGAAGATATTGCTCAACGAGTAAAACACCTTTACTTTAAATACTTGAAAGAAAGTGAGGGGATTGGTGGTGTCAATCTGACCGAACGTTATCAGCTTCAAAGTGAGTTACTGGAACAAGATCGCGTCCAGATGAATGATCTCCAAGAACAGCTTGTTAAACTCACAGATGAGAAGCATCGTTTCGACTTTAATAGTGAAGATAATATCGAAGAACTCGAACGTCGTTATGATGAATATAGAGCAAGACTTGCTTCATTTGATCAGAGTACGATTGATCAATATAAAGTGATCCTACAGTATCCATATTTCAGTCGTGGTGACGGGTTAACGGAAGTTTATCAAACCTACAATAATCAGTTAAGATACGTGGATGATGCATTACTTGCATTCCAACCATTTAGTCTTCCTTATAGACAGGCTAAAGAGCAAGTTAATTATAAAAGTTCTGAACTCATGAAGTTACAGGGTGAGCAACAGGGTATCCAGTTTAAGATCGGTGAGATCGATAAACAACTTCAGCATCTTAATCAACATCCTGAAACTCAGTGCCCTAACTGTTATCATCGTTTCAAAGAAGGTAACGTCGATGCAGAGATTCAACGTCTTAGTATGGTAAGAAGTCAGTTGATTCAAAATGATAATGGATTAACTGAACGGATAGATACGTTAACAAAAGAAGTTGAATTCGAACAGGCTAACCTTAAGAATTACGAGATGATCTTGTTAACGGTAACTTCGGATGAACATGGATTAAGCGAGTACCTCAAAGCAACTATGACTAACGATGGTAGTCTTGGTACACTGATGAGATTGATCCATGATAACCCTAAAGCTTATCTTGGTGCATTCCAGCAGCAGATCGCGAGGATACCTACTTATATTGAAGCCGGTAAAGTCCTAACGGAACTTGAAGGATTAGCTGCATTGATTCAGAAAGGGAAAGCTCAAGCATCACCTGAGTATATTCAATTGGTAGGTCGTATTGAACAGTTAACTCAACTCCATGATGAAGCATCATTTAGATACCACAAACGACGTGCGCTTGTTGAGAAGATCTATAATGCAATCGAATTGCAACGTAAGTTTACTGAACAATTAGATAAAGTCAATCAACTTGTTGAACACCAGTCTAATTTCATTAAAGATGAAACTACGAAACTCTTTCATCAAGAAGTGAGCGAGATCTTAAAAAATCTCAATGCTGAAATAGATGAGTGTCAAGACAGAATCCAACATCAAGCTGGGATTAAGTTTGTGATTCGCTCTCACGAGGAAAACAGAAGTGGTATTGAGAAGTCAATCGATGTCCATACTCAACTAATGCAAATCCTTGATCCTAAAACTGGCTTGATTGCGAAATCGGTGATTGGGTTTATTCGCCACTTTGTTAAAGAGATGAATAACCTGATGAGTCAGGTGTGGACGTATCCGATTATTATTGATATTGAGTCAGAAGATGATTTCACGAAGAAATATCTTTTCCCTGTAGTAATCGGTGAGGATGCGATCAGACGAGATGATGTCTATGAAACCTCATTGGGCCAAACGGAATTAATTAACTTTATCTTCCGCATTACACTAGTGAAGTATCTGAAGTTAGAGAACTATCCGCTTTATCTTGATGAAGTAGGTGGTCACCTTTCAGTACAACACCGTAATCGATTGTATAATCTGATTAAACGCATGGTAGATCATCATTATTTCTCTCAGGTCTTTATGGTAACCCATCTTCAAGATGTGAAGGTCATCATGGAACCTGCAGAAACGATACTACTGAAATAATTAAGATATGTCAAAATCACGATTTTGATAACTTCATAACTTTTTTCCGATGATAATATAGTTCTCTTTACTGTTGTGAAACAAAAAAGAAAACGACAAATATGGAGGGTACCTTTCGGTACCCTCTTATTAAGCCGAATGATTCGGCTCTTTCGGAACGTAGCCTTCTGGACGACGTCCTTCAGCTAAGTCTTCATATCGACCACGACCAAGATGTTCATAACCATCTGGGTTCGCCATCTCAGCTTCCTCCACGCCTTCTGATACATCCATTTGCACTTCATCTTCCAATAACCCATCTACTTCATTCGTTGAGTTAGTGTATACGGCATCAACCGTAACAGCACGACGACCATCCTCAAACTCGAGTTTAACTGTCATTGTTACTTTCGTTGCACCTAAGGCTTGAGTGAATTTCTGGAATACTGCGATCGTTGCATTATCACCAGCAATTTCTTTATTTAGATTACCACGATGCGTTGCAATGCGAGATAGCAATTTCTTCTGGTTATGATCACCAGTATATTTCTTCGCACCGAACTTACGTTTCAACCAACGTTCACTAACCATGAACCAGTTTAAATAACTTAAGTTCATTCTCATCATGATCATACGGATCATGTAAGTTAGGATATTTTTACTTTCACCGATACGATACGTTGGATCGCGGAATAGCGACATCAAATCGCTTTCTTTTTGATTGGACATGTTATCGCCTCCTATTTGTTATATTTGATTGACTCAAAACGACCCACACGAAATTCCGCTACACGGGTAATCGTAATTAACATTGGGTTAATGAGGTTAACTAAACGACCCACGAGTTTATTCGTGTTACTATATGCAAGTTCTTTATCATCATAAGTAAGTAAGCTACTTGCATGACTACGCATGAAGTTATTTGCAATCACCCACAACAAACGAAGTGCGTGTCTGAATGCAAATCGTCCTTCTGTTACGAAGTAATCTTCAGCAGGGATTTTAATCTCTTCTGGTAATGCACGGAAGTCACTTGTCATGATTCGTTTACCACGCTTAACGATATCGATTAAATGGATGAACTCTGATAGCTGATCATAGATCGCATTGAAACGAGTAATGAGCTCGTAGTTCGTTTCGGCGTATAATGTAGTATCGAGTTCTTTATCATCACAATCGATATAGCCATACATCAAGTTGATGATATCGCACATAAGAACCAATTCCTCATATCCATTGATATCAGGCCGGTTTAACTTTTTCAATAAACGATTAAGTCTAAACTTAAAAAGTTGAGTACTTAACCATGTCGGTTTTTCCATGATTTCCTCCTATAGGAAACTTCTCTATTCTACTAATAGAACCCTTACATTTGTGCATAATACTAATACCATGTATAAGTATAGATTAATGAGCACATAATAAGGAACGACTTTGCAAAGTGAAGAAACGGGATTTATGTCATTTCTTCATGTAGATAATATAGGATCATAAATACCTATAGAACAAGATAGTAGAACTTAGAACGTGTACTTTATTCAAAAGAATAAAAATTAAAATGGAGTGAAAGAATAAAATCATGGCACGCGAATTAACCTCAGACATGATCAATGAAGATGTGACTGAACTACAGACGAAAGATATCCCCTCTCGTCTTGAGATGATTCAGAAACGTCGTCTTAAATACATGGAGAAGATTGAACGTAAAGGCGATGACTGGTTAGCTGATGAAGGCTTATCCATTACCTATATGCAACTTCTCAATGGATTTGAAAAACAAGAGTTGTATAAACACAAATCAGCTCAAGATAAAGAAGAGGGCGATAAAGATCGTAAAGCTTATGAACAAGCTGCAGAGACCTTCCGTCTTCTTAGACAACAACGCCGTGATGATATCGCTAACGGAAATCCAATCATCGATAATCCACCTGCACCACCAAAATACAATGAAAACTTGGCGGCTCAGTTTGGTACCGATGATATCGCTGCTCAATATGAGAACTATAAAGAGCAAGATTGGAAAGATTTCCATAAAGATATTATCCGTGCCGGTAAAGACCCACGTCACATGATCGATGATGATGGTAACATCGTCGAAGTCGTTGATGACGAATAGTGGGAACACAAATCGAGGGTATCTGCTGATACCCTCTTAATTTTGTTGCTATTTTAAATTAGCTGCAGTAGTTTTGATGCAAATGTAGAATTCATCTACTAATGCTAATACCACACTGTATAACGTCACGTACTGCGCAGTTAAGTATAACACTTCTGAGATGTATTCAGATTGTTTCTTATTGAGTACGTATTTGCTATCTGGTTTATTAATCCCGTCAGCAATTAAGTTAGCACGATCACGAATCAATTGAGTTGATTTCTGAACAGTTTCAGGTAATAGTAATTGAGTATTCGCTGATACCTGTTGCATTACTTTACGGAATTGTTCCACATCACCGTTGTTATTGAAAGCACGACCGAAATAAACTTTCTCAGTAGTAGCACCAGAGAAGATACGTTTCATCTGAGTTTTAATCGCATCGTAATCTTTTTCCTGATACTTAGGTTTAAAACCAATAGAAGAAAGATTATCAGGTTTATTGATTGCACGACCAAGATATTCTGCAATTGGACCTAATAGATCACGATCAATACTGCTTACAATCGCAGTAACATCATTTAACCAATTCGCGTAGGTTAACCAGTCTACACCTAATTGATGAGGTTGATATACTTTAGCGGTTTTACTAATCGCAAAGTATTGGCGACCTGCAACGTAGCGAGACATCTTACTTAACCCATTATCATCCACACCAATAAAATCAGATTTGATCTTTTGACCTAACTCAGATAACTTATCAGCTGCTTCACCAAGTTTATTAGTAAATGATTTAAAGAAATCAGAAACAGAGTTCATGAAATCTGTACCTGGCATCCATTGAGTGAATGCTTCCACAGCAACAGCCTCTACTTCACTTTTACCACTATCACGGTTCACTTGAATCGGATAAAGAATAGGACTGGTTTTACGGATACTATCTAAATCACTTTCAACTTGAGTTAAAGCAGAAGTTACTTCTGGTTGTACGACTTCTTCCGCTACCGTAGTATCTTCTGGCTCTTCTTTATTTTCTTCTACTGTACTTTGTACATCTTCAGAATTCACATCCACTGCTTCAGTAGGTGCTTCTACTTCTTCTGCATTTGTACCCTGAGGTTCTCTGACCTCTTCAGGGTTACCCTGCTCCTCATTTACGATAGCAGGTTCATTAATATTTTCAATTGTCATATCTAAATAACTACCTTTTATTTTAGTACTAAAAAGAGACATCATCCAGTAACTCGTCAGTTTAAAATAGGATGATGCTAGTAAAGGATATTTATCATATTTATCCTCACCATACCCTTACTGGCACACCAAAAGTTCTGTGATTACCCAAAATAGATAATGACCTTGTTGTCTATATGTAACAAACTCAAACTTATTTTTATAAGACTCATTTTATGGAGACTTTTTATTATGGCATTTAAACCAATGACGATGAACGAGTTCATCGATACAGCACCCCCGCTTCGTCCACTATTAAACGTATCGCCGATCTTTGATGTTATCACTGGTAATTGGGAAAATGGTGAGAACGGATCTAAGATCTTAAATGGTGGCATCATGCCTTTCATCGCATTCATTGGTGAAGGGAATACTTTTAAATCAACAATCATGAACAGTGTCATGGTTCGTGTATTGGCTCGTCACCCAGCGATGACACTTTCTACCTATGAGACAGAAGGCTCGTTCTCTATTTCTCGTATGGTACAATTAGCAAGTCCATATCCAGATCTTGCAAAAGAAGATTTCTATACGAATGAATCACGTTATTCATTGACTACTTCAACTGATATGGATGGTGAAGATTGGTTTAATGGCGTGAAGAAATTCGCTCAGATGAAATTAAAAGAAAAATCACAAATCGGTACGACACCATTTATTGATGCTTCTAAACATGATGGCAAGACATTATTAACTATGCCTTACCCAACAGGGATTTGCCTTGACTCCATGAGTGAGTTCCGTACTGGTGCGTCTCGTGAGAAAATGGATAAGAACAAGATCGATGATAAAGAAGTCAACGATTACTTCATGCGTGCCGGTCTTGAGAAATCTCGTATGATTACTGAGATCCCTCAATTCGTCGGTCGTGCAGGTATTTTCCTTGCTACCACAGCACACGTTGATGATACGATTAATATGACCAATAAACCAGAACGTAAGAAATTAACTTACATGCGTCAAGGTCAAGATATCAAACGTGTACCGAAGAACTTCTCGTTCTTAACTAACCACTGTTGGGAGATTATTAAATCTGCACCTTACTATAACAGTGATCGTACAGGTCCATACTACCCATCAAAAGAACACGGCAGTACGGATGGTAAAACTGATTTAATGCAAGTGACCTTCCACGGTTTACGTAATAAGTCAGGTTTATCGGGTATCCCAATGCAACTGATCGTATCACAATCCCAAGGTGTCCTTTGGAATCTTTCACACTACGATATCATCGCTTCTCGTGAAGGATTAGGGGTGACACGTAAAGGTCATAGTGCAACCGTTGACTTCTATCCAGATAAAGTCTTGATGCGTACGACTGTTCGTGACATCTTAGATGAAGACGAAAAACTTGCACGTGCTGTAGAGCTATCGTGTGAGATTGCACTCATGTACATGTACAAGGATAGTATTGGTAACCAATATCGCATGAGCTTTGAAGAAATCAAGCAAAATGTTATCGATAAAGGTTATGATTGGGATAAGGTACTCGATACTCGTGGATACTGGTTATATATCGAAGAAGAAAAAGAACTGAATGCGAAACCGTATTTAAGTGGCTTTGACTTACTTCGTGTAGCCGCCGGTGAGTACAAACCGACATTCCTATCGAAATAAAAGAGATGAATAGAGAAGATGATAAGGGTAGCCGCAAAACTACCCTTATTAATAAAGAATTTAAATGCAGTTTGTTTCATTGCTATATTTCGAAATAATTTTAGAACGAAGAATTAAAACATTTTGGATTTATATGACTATGAAGCAAATAATCGATCACGTTGTCGATACAATCGAAGATAGACAGGAAGGATTGTCGGATAATCTTTTCCCGAACTATATTGTTGATTATATCGGAACACTTGAATCAGACCAAGCGCAAATTTGTTATATTTACGAATACCTTGGTTATGGTGGTACACCACCAACATGCTTAAGTGAACTATTAACTTTATTGAAAGAGGATTTCTTACCCTTTCTTGGTTTCTAGTTCTCCAAACATTTAAAACGAAACAATAGAAAGGATGATGAAAATCATGGAACACGAACCGATTTCTTACATCAATGCTTACTTGGCACTGCCAAATAAGTTTATTGAAAATGGTTACTACAATGCAGTCAAAGAAGGCGTCCTAAGTGTAATCAAAGGTAAAGCAGAAAAAGATCCACAGCGATTAACACTTTCATATGGAAGTGAAGATAAAGAAGCGCAAGTTTTAGCTGTAGAAATCAAAAAGCTTTATCCTGAGATCACCATTAAAGGACTTGAGCCTAACTTTGTTAAGCATAAACGGAAAGCCTATATTAAGCGTAACCAAAATGCTTGGCTTCGTGCCACCCATGTGATCATTATCCGTGAACAACGTGAAACCTTAACGCAGCGTTTCTTTATTGAAAAAGCAGAAGAAGGTAACACGAAGTTCGTAATGACACTTTGCCTAAATGAAGAGGATAAATCAGATGAGCAACCGCCAAGCTTTCATCCAAACAGCGGTGAAGATGTTAAAGGAGATTGATCCTAAAAACAAATCCATCGATATCTGGGCCGATACTGTAACAAAAATGACAAAGGCCCAGTTTGAAGATTATATTGAACGTCTAAGAAACGGTGCTTCCGAAACACCTGATCTTGATAAACCACGTGAACTTATCCCATTGGTTGTTCCAACTTTAGATGATAACCGTATTACGGTAAAACGTAATTTATCGATTGCAAAGAAATGGGGTCACAATTTTTTCGAACGCTGTTACATTACTGACGGAAAAACTGGTCAAACAATGTTAACGAACGTGCCATATGGGACTTTCTTAATGCCTATCGTTCGACAAGCGCAAACACTTGAAAAAGGGATTGCTTATGAGAAAGATGGAAGTAAATTAGATGACCGCACAAATCAAATCGCCGATCATCAGAAAGGTTCATCCTTCTCTGCACCGGAAGTACAAGCGCTACTCTCCCAAGGTCAAGAGAAAACCGTTATGGAATTCATGAAATTCCGTGGTGGAGATACGAAGGCTTATCAAGCCATGTATAAAGGTTTATTAGAAACAGGTGAATTCGAAATGAGTTCATACCAAGACAGCTCTCGAGTTAAATCGGCAGATGTCGCCGGTATCTACTTGAAAGCATGTCATATCGATAACGACATTTAACGAAAGGAACATGCTACCATGATCAATGATGAAACAGGTCAGCCTTTAACACCAAGTCACTATACTGAAATCGCTGATTTCTTAAATCAACGTCTAAGAGATAAGATCCGAGAACTGTCAATTTACTTTTTACAAGCTAACGCTAATCGTACTGAGCGAAATGGCTTTGGTGAGTTAAAACAAGGTAAATCGGTTCGCGAGCAAATCTTAGATCTAACTTGGTTATCTAACCAACTCTACCTATCAGCGCTAACAACGCCATCTGGTTTGCGTCAAGTATTAACCTTACTTGAGCAAAAAGAAAAAGAACGTACTCGTCTTGATTTCATTATTAAGATCACGACTGAGTTACGTTTGTATCTTGGCCAACAAGGTTTCGTTGATCTTGTTACTGAATTAACAAAGGCAATGAATATTGGACCAACCGATGGTAGTTTAAAATCAAAATCCGTGATGAGCTTGCTTAATCGTGAGATCAATACGGTTGATCCAGAAGTATTGATTGCTAACCCATGGATCGTACCGATTATTATTTATGGTCTCGATAGTCGTACTGCGACAACAATCCACGCAGAAGCAAATAAGATTGAAGATTTAATCGAAGGACAATAATCAGATGGCATTATCAGAAAGACATTTACTTGTTGATATTGATATGCTGTTTGATGTGCGTTATGCGGAACTCTCACACTTTGCCCCAGAGGCAGGCGTGGTATTATTACATGAAGGGAAGTATTTCGATAGAGAGCGCGATAGTGTGCTTTATTCGACCGCTAAGGTGGATGATAAGACCTGGTGGGGAACTTATAAGGATAGATTCATTTCGTTGCTTAAAGACTCTCCTATTACGTTTTTGATGCACAATATCTATCCCCTCACCAATGATTACCTTGAAGATAATCATCCTGGTCAATCTGTTGTGAAGAAACTCACAATCAATGTGCCATATGGACGACTTGATGATGAAAGTTACTATGAGTTAAAAGAAGCCCTCTCGGAGCACTTCATGGGGTATTTTGAATCAATTAATATTCTTCATATACCACATGAGAAACTTGATCTTCAGTACATCAGTAAATACTATAGCGATTACTTCTGTTACCGTTGGTACGATTGGATGAAGCTTCATTATGAGACGTTAGATAAAGGATTGCGTCCCTCATTTAGAATGTGGTGGCCTCGCATGTTATCGGATGTGGAATTTGAAGCGACAGATAGAAGAGCAAAAGAATTCATCAAACAGACAGATGTCTATGAGTTCTTTTTATATCTTCACTTACCTGCATTTGAGATCCATTGGTTGGATAGATTCCAGACGTGTTTCTACGTAGAATCAGAACAGCAACAAAAACAAGAGGCATCTGAATGATGCCTCTGCTTATGTCCGAATGATTATTCTGGTATCGTTAAACCTGAAGAAGTGATCTTATTCTCAAGAACTTTAATACGTTTTTGGAGACTAGCGATTAATCTCTCGTTATTCGCATCTTTCGTTTGAAGTTGACCATACTTCTCATTAAGTTTATTGTACTCACGTTTCTTTTCTTCAAGTGCACGTTGGTTAGCGACACTGTTATCAGTGAGTGCTTTCTCACCTGAAGCAAGTTGTTGCTGTAAAGCAAGACAATACGCCTGTAAGTTACCGTAGTCTTCGGTCATCTTTTGAAGCTGACCGTAAGTCGTTGATGTATCACGTACACCACTTAAACGACTTTTCTCTTCACGAGTACGTTCGGTTGGGGTAAGGTCATCACTCTTAAGTGGCGCGATGTGAGTAAGAACAGTGGGTTTACGACCTAATGCGCCCTCTACCGCATCACTTACTTTAGGAATGAGATGAGATACATCCGTGTTACCGGGCAGTGTACCGAGATCACAACTTAAGATGAAACGCTTAAAGACATCACCACTTACATCAGGATATTTATCGATATAAGTATCCGGTACGTAAATGCGTTCACCATCACCTGCAAGTAAAGTAACGATAGAGGCATAAACCTTACTGTCTGCTTCGTAGATATCTTTACTTAGCTCACGTGGCATATAGTACGTTTCATAAACGTTTACACCTTGAAGCTGAAGCATACTAAAGCTACGGATTTCTTTGCAGCTATAGATCTTACCTGGTTTGGCTACAAAGGGAGCACGAAGCCCCCAATGTCCAGAAACACCATAAGGAGGGGTCATCTTAGATGCCATCGTTTATCTCCTTAATTATTCGGTTGCTTCTTCGGTTACAGCTGCACGACGATTACGAACCAATGCTGCACTTGTTCCTTTAAGCTTACCACTTGTATAGTTGTGACGTGCTACGCAAAGGAACTGGATGTTTTCATACATCACGGAAGCATAGAGTACACCATCACGAGTTACTTTAGTTAGGTTAAGACCTGTATCAGTATCAGGTTCGATGTTCTCAGCTGCTAATAATAACTCATTTAGTTTAAGTACCATTAGTTGATGCTGTTTATCCATGCGGTTGAAATCATCCGTACGAGAACCAATTAATGCATACTGAGGATATTTCTCATAGAAGCTGATTGGCGCTAAACGGTTCATGGCGTTACCACAAATAAGCATGCTGATTGATTTATAAAGACAAGAACTGATTTCAAGGTTAGCTTTTAAGTGCGCTTCCTCGTAACCTTTCATGGCTTCTTTCGCAAATGGGATTGCATCTTTATAACGGATCGTCGGACTGTACATCGAAGCAATAGTACGGAATCCAGGTACAGAAGACATGGTCCATACTGGTGCAATGACGTATTCAGTTGGAACAAAAAGATCAGGGAAAATCTTTTCCCATTCTGCACGAGATTTTTTGCTGTTAGCTAAGATGTATTTAACAAGCTCATCTTTAATGATATCTAAGTTCTCACCGATACCACCATAGATCAATACCGTCCAAGGAATACTGATCCCTTCACCTGTTACATCCCCTTTCCATTGGTAGTTATAGGTTTTAAGTAACGTAAATGGACTATCTTCACGTAAGCGGTTTACTTTATCATGAAGAGTTTCGAGGTTAAGTTCATTGCGGATACGTTGAACACTATTCACATCTAAGAAGAAGTCATCAAGATTATCAACAATTGGAATGATCTTAATTTCGTAATATGGGTATTGTGTTTTGAACGCTGGGTCAGAGAACCAGATCTTAATGATACTATCGCTATAAGTCGCTGTATCAACAAGTTTAAACTCGATGAACTGAGGTAAGTAAATACCTTTAACAGTAACCACACGACCTAGGTTAACATCTTTGATATATTGCTGGAATTCTGCAACGATCGCCTGTTTATTGGTCACGTTATTTTGTGAAATAGTACGATCATTGGCTTTGGCTTCTAGCCATTTCCCTAATCGTATGCAGAGATCTCGTACGGCCAATGGGACTTCGATATCTGCTGTATCATCCGTTTTAGAACGGAATGAAACAAGGCGAACACCTGGTGCATCGTCTTTTGTATAATAACCTAAGTCGGTTGCATAGGTACGTCCTAAAGCGGAGAGTTCTCCCAACGGAGAATCTTTATGACGGGTGTTGTCAATGAAATCATTGAGTGTCATAAAGGCATGTAATGAATATTTCATAAAGGGTAATTACTCCTTGACAATTATTACGTAATAATAGTATACTGTACTAGATCCACAAAAGGACTATAACGATTATAATTAAACAGAGGAACTTAAATCAATTATGATGATTTTTAACATCTTCCGATTATTCCGTTTCTTCTGGCCTTTTGTGGCTGATGTGTTCAAAAATTCTGAGGAAGAGCGACGTGTTATGATTGCGCGCATTGTATTGATTGCAGGTATTGCGATAGGCGGTTCATGGCTATATATCAACGACAAACTCGATGATATCGATGAACTACAAGCAGAGAATGCACAGCTTCGTGTGTTTTTGACACAAGCTGAGGCCGAGAAGTCAAAGTACTTTGACCAATTCACTGATGCGAAAGGTATCTTAAAAACCTGTCAATTCCACGCCGAAAAACTCGAAGAAGATCGGACTATACTCGAAACGAAAATTCAAGATCTCAAAGAAGAGATTCAAGAATTAACCCAGAGCAAACGCCAAATTGAACATAGCCTGCCAACCAATCCGCCGGTAGTTGTTGAGCAAAAGGCAGAAAAGAAACCTACTGCTAAAGCAAAACCGGTTGAGCAGAAGAAAACGGAAAAACGCGATCGTCTCTCGGAGTTGCAATGAAAAGATCTCTCTTAAGACTCGGAACAATCATGTTGACACTAGGGATTCTTACAACGACTGGATGTCAGCAATATGCTGGTCCTTACATCGGATTCCCACCATCATCATATGCCCATGATTTTCCACCCCCACCCCCACCTGAAATCCGTCGCTTCGATTTTGCGAAGATGGATAAACGGTCTCGTGAAACAGTCATCAACGACATGTTAGCGTACCACGAGTTATATGATCAATATCTAAAAGGGGTGGTTGAAACCTATTTACACACGAACTACTCTTCTATTCGGGATCGCATGTCAGCATGTAGACCGAAGTCATTTATCAAGAAGGTTAAAACCCCACCTGAACTTCGCATTAAAGATGATGGGAAGTTTACGGATGATGAAATCATCTTGATGTTGACAAGACACATTCGTGTGCTAAAGGATAGAATTAGTGAGCATAACGATAGAGTCGATGAGTTAATCAAAGACTATACTCGTGATTGCTTGCCACCGGAGCGTGGTTTCACTGGACACTAATCTAAGGACGTCAGGTTACCACGTAAAGCATTAACGATGTAACGAAGTTAGTTACCTTTATATCAGAATGCTCATTATCTTGATCCAACGTTTGTGAAGGATCTCAAATGAAGGATTTAGATGATTATGAGTACGAAAAAAGAAACGAAAGAGATTGAACCGATTATTGTCTCTGCCGTCCTTTATACCGACGGTAGTGCGAACCCAAACCCCGGTTATGGTGGTTGGGGTATTCATGGCTATACTTATGATGCGAGTAAACCAATTGAATTAAAAGCTCAGAAGAAAAATCTAATTACCCAGTATGGGTATAAGGATTTGAAGTTTGTTCAGCGTGATGATTTATCTGTCTATAAAAAGATTGATGAATTTAATGGGTTTGGTACAGCAGTTCCACGTATTACGGATAACGTAGCGATGGAATTAGCCGCATTAGAAAAGGGCATGGATTTTGCGTTAAAAGAAAACTTTGATAAAGTGACGATTTTAACGGATAGCCAAGTCTCAATTAATGCATTGACCAACTGGTATAACACGTGGGTCAATAATGGCTGGGTGAATTCAAAAGGTGAACCTGTTAAGATTAAAGCTGATATTCAACGGATCTATCCGAAATACGAGCAACTAGCAGCTAAGGCTGATGACTTTAAACTGCTATTCGTAAAAGGCCATAGTGGTGATTATGGAAATGATCTGGTTGATGCTTTAGCGAATAAAGGTAGTACCATGAAACAATACGGTAAGTCTCATGAAGAACTTATTTACAAATCAGGAATAGAAAAAGTGAAAGTCGATTATCATGACCTATTTTCACGAAATCGCTGGTACTTTATCGGCGGACAAGGTGGTGGTCAATTAAACAACATTATTGACGATTACCATTGGTATTATTTGGGTGCGCTAGGTCACGGTAAATCAGATGAAGACTTTGGGATGAACCAACCAGATGGGTTCATGTCAATCGTTATCCTGAAAGAACCTGAACCTGTCATCGAAAAAGTTCAGAAAGCGTATAATGAAATTTGTAAACATGATTATTCATTTGTAGTTGCAGGTCGTTTAGATAACCTCTTAACCCCTGAAATCTACCAGGATATCATGAGTGATAAAGTAGAGTTGATTTGCGAAGATAAGATGGAGAAGACATTATTGCTTCCGAATCGTAAAATCTTAGCGAAAGAATATAACCCTGCTCATCTTTCATTTGCGCAGATGGTGAAGTATGATTATCCGATGAAGTTACTTCGTAACTATTTGGGTACAACTGAAACTGTCAAGTTAACGAAGACCGATATCACTAACGAGCTTATCGAGAAACAACCAGGTAAGAAAGAAGGTGAAGTGAAGTATGCGGTAAACAGTCACGTACTTAAGAATAACTGCTTAAGAACTCACGTTGACTACTATAATAAAGCAGAAAAGCAAATGGTCAAACTCCCAATTACGTTAACACTGAAAACAGATCTACCTGATAAACCTCATCTTCAGAAATTGATTCGTAACCATGGTGATAAAATTAAATTCACGATAGTTACTCATCATTTATCCGATCTTGCGGTAGGCTATGCATTAATTGCTGATCTTGGTGATGATGCAAAAGCGATTTGGGTATCTTCTACGATGACTTCGGTGATTCTTCGTAAGTAAGATCTATCATTATCTCGTCTCTTGATATAAATGGTATGCTTAACTTTCGATAAACCAATAGGCCAACGCTTATGTCATCAGTATTTACGAGACTACTGGGACGGATCACCAATTATCTCGTCCCTGATACAATCAAAAGAATGATCGTCTTAACGTCACTCACTAACGGTGGAGAACAAGTTCCAGAAACTGAACTCAATCGTCAGCTAGATGACTTCCGTAATTACTTCAACTTATCGAGTAGTAAGAACAGTATGAAGTTTGCGGTCGAAGTCGGTCACTTCTTATGGAAAGATATACGTGGTAAATGGCAAGAAACTTACGATAATCAGCGTTTACTCGCTAAAGAAATTTACGAGTTATGCCCTTTATCTCTCCGTTATGGAAATGAGGAGAAGATGCAAAAGGATATTGTAGCAGTTTTAGATTACCTACGTAAATATCACCCACAGGCGGCGCAAGCTTAATGTGTAAGTCAAATAAGAATAAGAGGTCACTTGTAGTGAGTGGCCTCTTGTTTTTGTTCGAAAAAAAAAGAACTTAAAAATAAAAGGTTACCATCCTGGTAACCTTTATGTTAGTTAGGCAAAGAAATTGCCTTTGTAGTATCTGGCGTGAGCTAGACGATATAAGTATTCGCCCAACTCCCATCTTTCACCAACGCGACGCTTAGCATCGGCAGCAAGGATGTTTTCTTTCCAGAAAGGGTTTTGTACCCATTCGATTACGTTTTGATCCATATTGAATCTCCTCGTATTTTAGAAAGTATTGTATTACCCGATTTAAATCTCATTTAAATCGGAGTCCTGAGAAATTCTCGGTTTCTCATCACTTAAATAATATATACTTATAAATTCGATAGAAGACGTTAACGAAAGAAAATAAAAACGCTTGACTAACAGGGGGCTA